TACACCCCTTGCGGTTAAGGGTGCAGGGCAAGACCCCGCCGCCCCGCCGCCACAGGGTACACCCCTTGCGGTTAAGGGTGCAGGGCAAGACCCCGCACGGCAAGCCACGAAATACAAGCGGAGATGTCCGCCACTTTCGGGTATGGCAAGCCAACACACCATTGAGTGAGTGTCAATGTGAGTACCTTTGCTATCAAAGGCGTCGCCGGTGCATGAGAGTTAGGCTCATGGTACGAGATAGTGAAAATCCCCGGAGGTTTGTGCCTATGAACCTAAGTGCGGCTTGCATAACTGATGGCTATACGAAAAAGACCTTTGATGGTTAGTAGTATCGTCCGAGTTTTCCACCCAAGGGTGTTGTGCTCCGAGGAGCCGAAAATGAGGGCATATAGATATGAAAGTCGGATTTGGTTGAGTATTGTGAATAAGCAGAACTTCACTCAATCGACGCGAGTATCAGAAATGATATGCGCGGTGTTCGATACTGCAATAGTTGCATGGGCGAGCTATGCCCCATGAGCCGAGTGCAGAGCCACCGCCGTGTCCTTGAGTTTATCATTGATAGAGCCGCTGACTGAGAAATCTTTCAGCGGCTTTCTTGAGTGATAAACTTTGTTATCACCGAAATTCTGTGAAAGGGGCATTTCAAAATGACCAGAGAAGAAAACACCGCTAAATTGGCACAGTTGCGCTCTGAAACCGAAGCCCTTGTCAAGGATTACAATGATGCAATCCAGAATGGCAAGTTTGAGGACGCTTCCAAAGCCGACAAAGCCATGACCGAGAAAATCAATGAGTACACCGCTACCGTTCGGGATATGTGCTTCGAGGATTGCAAGAACACTGATAATCCCATGCTTACCGCCGTCACGACCCTGTCCTTTGTGACTATCGGGGTTAAGGACGAGCAGAAGGGTGATGACAAGGTGCCGGTTCGCGCTATCGTGGACAAGGAACGGCAGATTGACCTGCTCAAGCTCCACAAGTATTGTGGTTCTATCGGCGCCAATGAGAATTGGTCGAGTATCGCGCAGAAGATGAACTTCTTGCTGACCGCGCAGAAGGCGGTTGACCTCGGTATCGACCCCAAGGTTGTCAATGACAGCTACGCTATGAGCGAAATCGCCCGTGAGTTTGACATGGGCAAGAATCCGACCAGCAAGACGAATCTGCTCAAGACTTTGCAGACGGTTATCACCGCCATGCTGGGTGAGCAGTACAAGGCAACGAGCCATGATGTCAACTTCCTGATGTCGGTTTATTCCAAGAAGAACCGCAAGGCGCTGACCGTGACCTGCGCAAATCACCGGTATTTCCGCAATTATCTGGCTGAGGTTTGCCACCGCATTGTCACCGGCAAGACCTATGAGCTGGATTTCAAGACCAAGAAAGACAACTGAATATCTCAGTGAGGGTATTTGAACCACCGCGAGCCCACGCCATATGGCAGATGTTTTCTAATGGGCTTTTGTCGGTGGTTTTCTTATACCCTGAGCCGCACTGATGAGCCGTAATGACGGCGAAACGGTGGCGTATGAGCCACCGTCTGCGGATATCCGACAATTCGCTAAAGGAGTTTTTCATATGTCCTATGATGTTTTCAAAGAACGAGTGAGAGGGCTTGTAAATCGCTCCGGTTCCAAAGTGAGTTTTCACCATGAGGACGGAAAGCACATCGCCCGTTGCTCTGATGGCATTACCATCATTGGTAATGTGCTTTGTCCGAGGGTTCTTGTTAAATGGGGCAGCGGTCATACCGCTTATGCCACAATCTGAGTTTTAATCGACCGATGCTGGTACGCCGTAGGCAAAAGGGAAATTGGCGGCGTTAAATGAGGTGGGGAGCCAGCGCGGTCGCCGTAATGCGGCTTATCGAGTTTTCGATAAACGGTCACAAGCCCGTGTAAACGCAGAGTGAGGAAAATCAAAAGCAGGAGGTTTCTGTATGGCTACATATACTGGGGTCGCGTATCCCCGTCAAAGGTCGAGAACAAGAAACCAGCGCCGCCGGAAACTTTTTGCCAGACAGAAGCTGATGGGCGTGGTTCTTCTTCTCATCACCATCGGAGTTTTCTGGATGGCATCCACAGGCACAACGTTTGAGGACAAGGACTGCACCGCAGCTTTGATTACTCTCCCGTTCGGTCTGTATCTGCTTTTCACGAGGCATATTGTAATCCAGTAATGCCTCGAAGTTTCAGCTCCTTTCACTACAACACCGTCGAAAACTTGCAATCATACAAAAGAGTTTTACTCAATGAAAAGTCTGAGGTTTCTTGAACGGGTTGAGTGTTAGTGTGGCTGAGCGATTTTCATTAGGAGGTCTGATAAATGTCAAACGCAGGAATCAAGTTATCTCCGAAGCACGGTCTTAATCCAACAATTCCGGTTTGCTTCTGGTGTGGTGAAGAACGCAACGAGGTTGCGCTTCTCGGTCACATTGGTGATGGTCGGAAGCATGAGGATTTTGAAGCGCCGAGGCACATGGTTATCGACTATGAGCCGTGCGAAAAGTGCCGCGCAAAAATGGCGTTGGGCGTAACGCTGATGGAGGCTACCAACAAGCCAAACAGCGTAGCCAAGGTCGAAATGCAGAAAGGCATTTATCCCACTGGTCGCTATGTCGTAATTAAGCGTGAAGCGGCAAGAAAAATGTTCGACAATATCGGCGGCAACGACAAAGCATTTGTCGATACCGAGCTTTTCAATCGGTTGGTCGAGCATGGTTAAACAGCTCGGTTTTCCGGGGTTCATTGAACTCCGGTGGTACGGGTATGGCGGAATCTATCTGATTGTCGGTCGGGTTTGGTTCACGCTAAAGCGAGGTTCGACGCTGTAAGGCTGGCACGGTACGATTCCGTGGGGTGGGTTTAATGGGATGTGAACCCTGTGCGCACAACCTACCTAACGCTTAGACCCTGTATTGGTGAAGGTAAGTGAGGAGGCATCCAAAATCTGAAAGCCATTACGGGGCGTGCGGGACTACGAAAGTGTTCAAGTGGAGGAAATGCTGCCACCGCGTGGGAGTTGAAAAACAAACATGAAAGTGCATCCTTGGAAGGCTGGAGTTGAAAATAGTTTTTCGGAGTCGCGCCCGAACCTATTGAGGTAAAACCTTCTCCCATAAAAAATTGCGGGAGGTGTGAGACATGAGTTATGGGAATTACGAGTTCCGATATGTCCGAGGGCATATTGAAGTTTTTCTCAATGGTGTCTTTCAGTTTTCCGCTGACACCGTAAGCGAAGCGCAAGAGGAATTACAAGACTTCGCAAGTTAATAGAGGAATGGAGGGTTCCTTAGATGAGTAGCAAAATGAATCAGATACCGTTCCTCAGTTCTTACGAGGATGTACGGGCAGAAATGAACAGAGATTTGCAGTACAGATTGAACAGCCGTACTGCGCAGACTTCTCTCGGACGCCCGCTTTATTATCGCATCAATGTCCAGATGATTACGACGCAGGAGTGTCCGTTCCATTGCCCGTTTTGCTTGGAGCGGCAGAACCCGATGTCTGGCGATAATGACTTTGACGCACAAATCGAAGCGTTAAAGCGGGTTTTAGCCGAACACCCCGATGCCCGACTGTCAATCACCGGCGGCGAGCCGGGTTTGTATCCTGAGCATATTGCACACATCGTGCAGACCTATAAGGATAATGGCAACAACGTGTTTTGCTCTATCAACACCACAGGCTTTAACACAGAGTTGAATGGACTGGCGCACATCAATCTTTCTCGCAACGATTATGTTGGAGCAGACCCGGTCGATTATCCGGGATGCACTGTACAAACGGTGGTCGAGAATCCAACACTGGCGTTCATCAAAGAGTATATGAAGCTGGAAGCAAGCAGTTTTTCGTTCCGCTTTTTGAGCGGTCTCGAAAAGAAAGACTATCCGGTGGATGTTTGGAACGATTTGCAGAACGACCCGGAAATTGATGTTCACACATTCCGCATCGGAGATTTCTTCGTCTATGCAACCTTTGATTATGCAGGAAAACACGCCCGTGTAACGCTGGGCGATATGTGGCAGCAACGTCATAATGACTATGGGGATGGCTATTCCAACATCATTATCCATCCTGATGGTCGCATCACAACAAACTGGAAGTGAGGGTGGTTTCGATAAACAAGGAAGATATGATTAGCGAACTTGCGCAAAGGGCAGGAATAACCAAAGTGAGTGCCGAGGTCGCGCTCGAAGCGGTTCTCAGTATCATTTCTGATGCGCTTGTATCTGGCGACAAAGTCCAGCTCGTTGGGTTCGGAACCTTTGAGAGTAAGGAACGAGCAGCAAGAGTTGGACGCAACCCGAGGGCAAATATTCCGGTGAATATCCCTGCCAAGCGTGTTCCGGTGTTTAAGCCGGGTTCTACCCTGAAATCTACTGTTGCAAACAGCAAGTGATTTTCAAATTTCAAAGATTAGGAGAGTAAATCAATGACTACTGAAAAGATGACCGTCCATAAGGCGCTCTGTGAGCTGAAGACGCTCGATGCTCGTATTCAGAAGAGTATCCAGCAGGGCACGTTCGTTTTTGCAAATAAGCACAGCAACAACAAGGTCGCTGGCGTCAGCATCAACACTTACAGCGAGGAAATCCGTGCCGCATACCAGTCGGCAAAAGACCTCATCGCTCGCCGCGACGCCATCAAGCGTGCAGTTACGCTGTCCAACGCTACGGTTAAAGTAACGATTGGCGGCAAAGAGTACACGGTTGCCGAGGCAATCGAGATGAAGAATCACGGCATCCCGCTGAAGCAGTTGCTTCTCAAGAAGCTGGACAATGACAATCGCCGCGCCCGTCTTGAGGCGGACAAGAACAATGGCGATATGCTGGAAATGCGTGCCGACGAGTACGTCAAGTCCCTCTACGGCAATGTCGATATGAAGGGAGCCAGCGACGAAATCAAAAAGGTTCGCGCTGACTTCATCGCCGCTCAGACGATGGAGATTGTTGACCCCATCAACATCACGACTGAGCTGACCGCGCTGGAAAAGGAAATCAACGACTTCGTTGTCGAGATTGATTCCGCGCTGTCTGTGTCCAATGCTCTGACCGAGCTGGAAATTGCCTATTAAGCAATCAACTTCGCTGCCGTCCGAAAACCCTGAATCATATGCCTTCTCTGTTTTCGCCAAATACAGATAAGTAAAGTAAAAAAGAATTTGGCTCCAGCCTGCTAAGCTGTCTATACTGCTTTTGTAAAATGAGGTTTACAAAATCAAATTATGATGAAAGAGCACTGCAACCAAGCGACAAAAGATGAGAGTCGGCTTGGTTCCGGTGAAATATCACTGTAAAGCTCAAAGGACAAAGCTAAAGGTTAAAGGCTCAACGCTCAAAGTTTTTCTTTGAATAAAGCTCAAGCCTTAAAGCATAAACACCAACCTTTTATAAAACCCAAGATTGATGGTTCGTCGGGTGTATATGTGACCGCAGGGAGTACCACTTGGCTGGACGGTAGCGAGTTGTTTATATAAAGCAGTTCAATCTGCGATACCTAATGCTTCAACAGCGCCGACATTCGGCGCACCACAGGGGATGTAGTTAGGAGGCTCTACTATGGGAAAAGCACGAGACCAGCCCTAATCCAAGTGCAGCGGAGATTAAGTGAAATAGATTGAATGAGTTTTAGCGCCGCCGGTTCTTCGACGGCGCTTTTTTGCCGAGGTAGTTTAACTGGTAAAACGTAGCACTGCAGGCTATAATGGCGGTTCAAGACCGGCTCTCGGCGCCAGTGGGAACGATGTTCATTCCTTGTGTATCGGAGCGCAGGGCTTATCGGTGCAATCCGAAGCATTGAGGTATTAGTGTGGGGAACATCAAACGGCGGAGTTGACTTGGGTTTTATGTCGTAAGAGCATGGGGATATAGCTCAGTTGGGAGAGCATCTGCTTTGCAAGCAGAGGGTCGCCGGTTCGAGTCCGGCTATCTCCACCACCTCATAAAAGGAGGAGCAACCAATGAAACCAATTAAGGTAAATGGAGTGGTTGTCCATTGTAGTGACTGCATCAATCATATGGTGAGCATAGATGATGCACCGTGCAAAGATTGCTGGAAGGTAATTTGCCACGCAGGAGATATAAGCAATGTTTGTCTTGAGGATATCGCCTTCTATCCTAAAGACAAAGTGCATTTTCTTGCCGTTGAAAAGATGGTCAAAAAATACAGAGACCAGTTTACAGCAATGAAAGCGGATGCAAGGGCACATGGTGTGTCCATCGAAGAATTCTGTAAGCAGTTTGCAAATCGCCGCACGTTAGAGTTGTGGGTAGATGGCATTCGATAAAAAATGTTTGGTAGGGGGATGAACATGGAGCGTGGTGACTTCATATCAGGCGAAGCGTGGTGCAAATACAAATTTGAGCGTGAAAGCAAAAACGAAGAAATCGAGCGACTCCAAAGAAAGGTTGAGCGAGCAAGCAAAAACCTCCACAACCGAATAGTGTATGACAACATTGTGCTGACCGTTTTGAGTGTGACGATAATCGCAGTATTAGCTGGTTGGATATAAAAAATATGCAGGATTGGTGGAATTGGCAGACACGGCGGATTCAAGTCCCGCTGCCTCCGGCGTAAGAGTTCAAGTCTCTTATCCTGCACCATACAGTTTTGCCATGCGCGTGTCCTTCGTTCATTTGTAAGTTCCTTTCTTCGTACCTGCATTAAGATAAACACCTCCATCAAGTATTCACCTCCATCTTTTGCGGGCAAAACTGTTTGTGGAACTCAAGCGTGTCCACCTTTCTGGGCGCACCGTGATAGCCGGTCAATATACTTCCGTAGCTCAGTTGGTAGAGCACGGCACTTTTAATGCTGGGGTCACGAGTTCGAACCTCGTCGGGAGTACCAAGGTCAATTATATAAGGAGGTTCCTTATGGGAGTTCATATTCACATCCCTGCTGATGCAGTCTGGGGATTTTTTCAGGAAAGCAGAAAACGTTTGAACAAAGAGATGGTTCTCATTGCAGAGAACACCGACACGGAATATGCCGTGTACCTTACCGAGGAAAATGACCTCCCTGTTTTAGCTGTCGCAAAAGGCGACGAAAAAACCGAGTACAAAGAGCATTGCGTGAGTGAGGATGACTGTACAACGGTGGCGAAGAAGTTCTACACGCGCTATCTCTTCCCTGTTATGATTACGGATGACAAGTACATCCCAGAAGATGTTCCAGATAACGGGGAAGACGATGAAACATGGATGGATATGGAAGATGCCATGTATGAGCGCAACGATGAGCTTAGTTTGGCTATGGCAGACTTTCTTGCAATTGCGCTGCAGGAGGGCGACAACGACGGAACAAACATCTTGGAAGCGTATGGTTATGACGTTGTCGATGAAATCCTTGACGGGTTTTTGAAAGAACTTTCGGAGGATTACGGTTTCCATATCTATCGACCGATGATTGTAACGGAGAAAGAAAGTGGCTGTGAAGTCTTTACAGAGTTTCCGTATGATGAATATGATATCGACGGCGTGGACGAGCCGGAAGATAAAGAGGATGAAACTGAGACGGGCGAATAACCCGTCTCTTTTTATTTGGGGAGTTGACCGAGTGGCTTATGGTGGCGGTCTTGAAAACCGTTGACGGTGAGAGCCGTCCGTGGGTTCGAATCCTACACTCCCCGCCAATTAAATGATGATGGATGGAGGTAACATATGCCTGAATGTTTGGATAATATGCCGTGGCGTTCACTGAAGGGACTTGGGGATATGGCACCGGACTTCCTTAAATTAGGCGACTTCAAGAATGTCAGACTGACGGACGGCACGATGGTTCAGTTTCGTATCATTGGATTTAGACATGACGTTACGAAAAGTGGTCGTATCCTTCCACTGAGCTGGGAAATGGTTGACTGCCTCCCAAAACGGCATCGCTGGAATAGTGACGATACCAACAGAGGTTCTTGGGGCGCAACAGAACTGTTTCACAAGATGAACGATGAATATGGTGAGATTTACCAACTCATGCCTGCCGAGATTCTTGAGGTGGTCGAACCTGTAATCAAGCTCACTGCAAACACCTATGACGGAGCGAATGAATTGCTCGAAACGGAGTGCAAATTCTGGATTAAGTCTGAAAAAGAAACTTTTGGGCGAAATATCTATTCAGCACCGGGTGAAGGTCATTGGTATGAGTATTACCGGCAGGAAGATGTGCCTTGGGGGAAGAAGCGTAATGGTTCCGCTGAGTACACTATGCTGCGTTCTCCTAATTACAACAACGGCAGCTACTTCTGCAATGTGGACGCGAACGGCGGCGCGGACGGTAACGGCGCAGGGTATTCCTATGGCGTCGCCCCGGCTTTCAGCTTCTAATCTGTGTATCAAAAGCATCGGCACCACGGAAGTGGTGCAAGATAAAACAACAACCACTGAGGTAATCGCTTCAGTGGTTTTTATGTCCACAATGGCTCCAACCTCCTCGTGGTGTGGGCGGATAGTCGCAAGACGAACTAATAGGGGTACATTTGAAATCAAGGAGTACATACACATGGCAAAAATCGTTATCGCAGGCGACGCAGTCGTCGTCACTTCCGCAATGAAGCTTGAGGACATCAAGACCATCGAGAAGTATCGTCCCAAGGAGCTCGTCCTGAAGGGCGGTGAGGATGGCAAGGAGCCCATCTTCGGTGTCGGCACCACTCATGGTGCAGGCAATATCAACGCAGTCGGTGCGTCTTTCGGTTCCGAGACCCGTGACGATGACAAGCTGGCGTGCATCACCCTGTTCCTCGACGGTGTTACCGGCGATGTGAAGGACTGGGTCGCTGACCGCCTCGGTGCTGCCATCATCAACCTCAACAAGCTCGAAGAGAAGCTTCCCGCTGTCCTCGAAGAGATTGCGGCTGAGAAGGCAGCCGTGATGAGCAACATCACCGTCGCTCAGTAAAAGACACCGCAACGGGGCGGCTATGCCGCCCCACCATTTTTCAAGAATAAAAGGAGAATACATAATGATTAAGGTTACTGTCGGCAACAATGTCAAGCGTGAGGCTGTCATCATCGACGAGAACACCACTCTGCGTTCCTGCCTTGAGGCGAACGGTGTTGACTACACCCGTGGTGTTATGCACCTCGATGGTTCTTCCCTGAATCCCGGCGACCTCGATAAGACCTTCCAGCAGTTCGGTATCACCGAGAAGTGCTTCCTGCTGAATGTCGTTAAGGCGGATAACGCCTAAGTTCCAACTTCCGAGCCGCCCTTTATGGGCGGCTCTTTTCATGGGGAATTGGTGGAAGTGGAAGACACAACAGATTTAAGTCCTGTTGGCGTATGCCGTATCGGTTCAAGTCCGATATTCCCCACCAAGATAAAAATGAATAGAGGTGTTTCTGTGTTCAAGACAAGTATTGCATCGACACCGTTTACGTCGGAAGCAGCCAATAGTTATTTCCAGAACATTACCGGAGATTACTACGGTGGTGATTGTTCATTCCTTTCAACGCTTCGTGCACTGGTCGCACCTCGAATCAAAGAGGGCGAAAGTGTTTATCTGACTTTCGGTTCGTCAAATTACAATAGTAACGCTATCAATAGCGTTCCGGCGGAACGTGCGGTTGGTGCTATTTGTAGCAGATATCGAATGGATGACAGCGGCGTTCTTATGGTTCACAGTTTTAATGCTGACCAGAGCGGTAATCTGACCTGTATGCAGATTATTGAGAAGAACTTCACGTCAGTGTACCCTGAATATCATCGGCTTGATAAGGTCAAAGCATTTTACCGTAAGTCATTCAACGTTGACTGTTACATCAACCCAGACAAGAAATCGGTAATCGTCTTCGTTGATAACCTCGATATCAAGAAGATGCATTACCTGCAGGTGTCCATCCTTGCATTTATGCCGTGGTATCTGAATCAGGATGACGGTCTGACAGAGGACGAACTTGCACTGATGCAATCTCTGCGTGAGACGAATTCTGCAAACTACGAGAAGTATATCTCAAAACTCGGCGAAGGGTACGATTTTAGAACGGCACGGATTCGTCAGTTGCTGGGTGATTTTGAAACCAGATACGAACGCATGGAATGCGATTCGGTTCGCAATGAGATTGTGTCGATTGATGAAGAAATCCAGCGGCTCAATGATGCCATCGGCGCGTATCTGTCTCGGCGTAATGACAAGTGCATCAAGCTGATGGGGCTTGAACAGAGGATTGCCGAAGGCGGCGGAGACTCCGAAATTATGGAGTATTTCCTTTGTAACAACCGTCTTGTCCTTTCTCGGGTGAGCAATACGGATATGTATTTCTCGGTCAAAGATTATCTCGAATACTTTGATAGAGAAATGGCTGAACGGTCAATCAACAACAGGAACAGCTACATTTATCGACCGGACGGTGGTGCTGGTCACAATGCAGCAGCGTCAGAGAAGATGCAGAAGCTGATGCGAGAGATTTTTGTGAGCGAAAATCCGCGCCTGAGAATCCGTTTCTGCGCAGCGTATAGATTCGACCTGAATGGCAGTGTTTCTCCGCAGACCGGCGACTTTTCTGATTACACATTCGACGGTTATATGCCCAATACACACATCGACCGGTTCCATTGTATGGGCAATTACCTCAGAACTATCAATGAACTGTTGAGACAGAGAAATTATATTGGAGCCCTTGAACAGTGTATTGCATCCTGTAAGAGTCTGAACTTCGGTGACAGTGCAGTTATGGGTGAGTTTATGAAAACGATGTGGTCGAACGGTTCGGTCAGTCGTTGTATCGAATTGCCAGATGGTCGTGTTGTAAAGCCGAATGAGGCAATCAGATGGCTTGAAGAACAGGAGGCACAGAATGGGCAGGCGGAGGAGGCGCAAAATGAGCAGACCAATTAAGTTAACGCAGGAACTCATTGACGAGTGTCGTCAGGACTTTGAGAAGGCTTTGTCTCTCACAAAGCTTTCGGACGGTAAGCTTTCTTTTACCAAAGCGTTTTCGTGCGGTGACAAAAAAGCGGTGGTCTACTTCAGCACAGAAGCATGGGCAAAGATGGTTATGCTCATCAAGGAGTTCGATAAAGAGGTGGCGTGGCATGGCGTTGCACGCCGAGTCGAAGACGAATCGCTCGACGAATATGTCATCGACGATATCGTTGTCTACCCGCAGGAAGTAACCGGTTCGACAGTCGAGATGGATACAGAGAAGTACGCTCTGTGGATTCAGGAAAACATTGAAGATGAACGCTTCAATCACATCTATATGCAGGGGCACTCCCATGTAAATATGGGTACGTCGCCATCCTCCGTTGACCTCAACCATCAGGAGGAAATTCTTGGGATGCTTGGCGATGACGACTTCTACATCTTTATGATTTGGAACAAGTCGCTTGCAAGTACAAACAAAATCTATGACCTCAAGAAGAATGTGATGTTCGAAGATAAAGACATCACAGTCAAAATTGTCGGTCAGAGCGAAGGTCTCGATGAGTTCATCAAGAACGCGAAGGATATGGTAAAGTCCAAGCCCTATGTGTATGGCGGTCAGAACGGATACGGCGGTTACTACAATCAGGGATACAGAGGCGCTCCGGCTGGTGCTCCGTACAATCCGCTTGCAGGCAAGACTGACGATAAGAAGGACGAGAAAAAGGACGACAAAAAAGACAAGTCATCTGGGAAGAAGGACGATGACGAGAAACCCAGAACCAGAATCGGTGCCGGTTGGCATGGACGAAATGCCTGTCAAGAAACGATGCAGGGCTGGGAGGATGAAGAGGACTACGACCCTTATACATACTTAGGAGGTAAGTAATATGGCGATTGACCTGTCAAAGAGCTATGAATATTTTCAGCCTGAGAAGGTTGATTGCAGAATCCATATCGTCGGGTGTGGGTCTGTCGGTGCGACGATTGCGGAACTGTTGGTTCGCTTGGGTCTCACGAACATCGCACTGTGGGACATGGATACGGTAAGCCCGCACAATCTGGCAAATCAGATTTTCCGACAGCAGGACATCGGGCGCTCTAAGGTCGAGGCGCTGGCAGATATCCTTTTCGATATCAATCCCGATGTCAAGGACAGTCTGAAACTGTACAAGGATGGGTGGAACGGGCAGCAGATGTCTGGCTATGTGTTCCTGTGCGTTGACAACATCGAGCTGAGAAAACAGATTGTCGAAAAACATTTCGACAATCCGTATGTAAAGGCGATGTTTGACTTCAGAACCTTGCTGGAGGCAGGTCAGCACTATGCTGCTGATTGGTCTGACTACAAGATGAAGAAAGACTTCCTCAATTCCATGAACTTTACGCACGATGAAGCGGCAGAAGAAACTCCCGTTTCAGCCTGCGGCATTACGCTTGGCGTTGTAACCACGGTCAGAGCGATTTGTGCTTTGGGAGTGAGTAACTTCGTCAAGTACATCAGGGGCAAGGGCTTAAACAAGCTGATTATCTGCGACGCATTCCAGCCGCTGCTGGATGCGTTTTAATTTTCAAAAAGAACGAAGGGAGGGGTAAGGTATGGACACGACCGTTGGTGCCCTCAAAGTTGGTACACAACTTGTGATGGGCAAGTACGGTGTGGACAAAGACAGCCCGCACCCGATTGTTTGGCTGAAAGGTAATCCAAACTGTGATTTTATCACAGAAAAAGCTATCGACTACTTGTGTTTCGATGCGGCGGAAGAGGCTGGACATTATAGGTACGTTAATAATGCGAAGTACCCAGTGTCCAATCTGTTTTCGTTCTTAAACAGTGACCAGATGATGTGGTATCACGCAATGCACGACAACGATGCTTCACCCGGTGCTTTTGCAAGACATAGCTATGCTCGCTACGAAGACCACTATGGGTTCCTGTATTACTTCGAAGACTACGAGATTACTTCTTTGGTCAGAAAAGAATATGTGGTCGGAGAAAGTCAAGTGTCATCGTTGATTCGCCTACCATCGGTCGCAGACATTTTTAGCCTCCAAGATGGACGGCGTTTTGACTTGTTCAAAAGGAAAGGCATCCGTCCGAATCCGACAGCCGACTTGTTTGACCTAAAAGCTCGTTATGCAGGGCTCGATTCAGAACGTGGATTTATGAGTTTCTGGCTGTTGGACGACGTTGAGACCGAAAGAGCAGCGATTGCCAACCGTTCCGGTATGTTAGACAGGCTGACAGCATCAAGCTGCGCTGGGGTAAGACCAGTGTGTACTTTGAGCCCTGACACGATTGTCGAACAGCGAGATGATGGCGCGTTTTCTATTAAACCCTTTGCATCTCAAAATGTCTTTACGGACGAAGAACTATTTGAATTATTAGGCATGGCGCAGCCTTAATGCGCCACAGACTGTAACGGATTTTCTCGTAAGAGAGCTTTACGCCAAAGGCTAAAGTAACAAATTGTCGGGGAGAAAGACCCTCCGGGAGATGACGCGGCACCGGTGCGAGCAGCTCGGCGACCCAGAAGCGACGGCAGCATGACACAGAACCAGCTAAGATGTCAAGCACTTCTTCGCCAATACCCAATACAAGAACGAGATGTACTAACATCAACCCCCTGTATTTATGGATAGAGCAACCACCAAATAATAATCCCGCATCTTACCCCATGCAAGCGAAATCTCTCACACTGACGACTCAGTCTTCAGACTCAAGGAATTCTGGAAGCAGCAGACATATGTAGGTTACAGTTAGTTATTGGACAAGGAGGGAAGAAATGGTCTATATCACTGTTAGACAGTCACCGATTTATCATCAGATGACGCTGGAAGAGTACCTGTTTCAAAACTATCAAACACCTCCGGTTGTCAATGCCAATATTGCAAACACAAGAACATATGAGGTTGAAAATGTCAGTGAACATTTTTCCAGCAAGATTGGTGTTGAAGCCTTAATCGGAAAACTCGTTCGATTTAATAACGATACAGTAGAGCTCCGTGCAAAGGAACGGAGCGAGTTGTATGAGACCTTTTATATCCCAAAGAAATCTGGTGGTCTTCGTAGAATCGACGCACCAAAGGCAGAGCTGATGGATGCTTTAAGAAGACTCAAAACGATTTTCGAGGATGATTTCCATGCACTCTATCATACTGCTGCGTTTGCCTATGTAAAGAAGCGGAGTACAGTCGATGCGGTTAAGCGTCACCAAAAGAACAGCAGCAAATGGTTCGCAAAGCTTGACCTGCACGATTTCTTTGGCAGCACAACGCTGGACTATGCCATCTCAATGTTCTCGATGGTTTTTCCTTTTAGCGAGGTTGTAAAAGAGCCGCAGGGTGAAGAAGCGTTGCGGACGGCTATGTCATTGGCGTTCTTAAACGGTGGACTACCGCAGGGTACTCCAATTTCACCGCTTATCACGAATGTGATGATGATTCCGGTTGATTTCAAGCTGTCGAATACGCTTCGCAATTTTGAAAAACAGAGTTTCATTTATACCAGATATGCGGATGACTTCATCATTTCATCCAAGTATGATTTTGATGTTCGTTCTGTTGAAGAGCTGGTAGTAAGTACATTGAGCAGCTTTGGTGCTCCGTTTACAATCAATGCAAGCAAGACTCGGTATGGTTCATCAGCGGGGCGCAACTGGAATCTTGGCGTTATGCTGAATAAGGACAACGAGATTACGGTCGGTCATAAAAAGAAAAAGCAGTTCCAGTCGATGCTGTACAACTACATCACAGATAAGAACAATGGTGTTGCTTGGGAACGGAATGATGTACAGGTAATGTATGGTCTGCATAGCTATTATCGCATGGTTGAAAAGGAAACCATTGACGCAATTGTAGCTTACATTAACAAGAAAATGAATGTGGATGTAATCCGCATGATGAAGGACGACTTGCGGTAACGTCTATAAATAACCCGCAATCCTGTAATGCATAATTGCGAAAGCAATGCTTATCGCCAAAGGCATAAGTAACAACTTGATAGGAGGGAAAACCTCCCCGGAGGCGCATTCACCTGCAGCCTCCAGACATCCCTCATCGCCGGGAGCCGTACAACAACAGCCCGAAGCTACCTGAATCCATTGCGGCACAATGGATTCAAAGCGCCGGAGCAGGATACTGCACGCCAGCCACTGGGCACCAGAGCTCCTCTTTGTGAGGTGTTACCTCCATGTAGATTACAGGATAATCAAATTATCATTTGCAGTGAATAACATTTCGTAAGGAATGTGCTTCACGCCAAAGGCTGAAGTATCACTTTGCTGGACAGCACAATTCCCCGCCCGCAGCCTGCTGCGAAGGCGCCTAAGCTCGCTGTACAGCTCATTAAAACTATTCTGGATGTCTTGCCATCTCCATCCGACGAGCGACCGTCGAACCCATTGTCTCCCAATGATTTCATCATCGCCGCTTGGGATTTGAACTCGCTTTCAGCTCATCTAAATCCCGTCGTTACAGGAGATAAACGAAGAGACCAGAACAGAATATACATATGGACTGCAGATGAGAAAGGAACTGAGCATGATTTATGTCACTGGAGATACACACGCAAACATTGATATTGCCAAGCTTAATACAACAAAGTTCCCACAACAAAAGGAATTGACGAAGAATGATTTCGTAATCATATGTGGCGATTTTGGACTCTGCTGGGACGGTTCGCATCGAGAGATGTGGTGGCAAGACTGGCTGACAGCGAAAAACTTCACGACACTTTGGATTGATGGCAACCATGAGAACTTTGATATGCTCTACCAGTTCCCGCTGATTGACAAATTTGGCGGAAAGGTGCGTGAAATCGCTCCTGACATCTATCATCTGGACAGAGGGCAGGTGCTCACGATTGATGGAAAGAAAATCTTCTGCATGGGCGGTGCTCGCTCTGTTGATAAAGAGTATCGCGTGGAACATATCTCATGGTGGAAAGAGGAAATGCCGTCCAGAGAAGAAATGGAACGAGCGATTGCAGCGCTCGAACAAAATCATTGGCGAGTTGACTATGTAATTACACATTGTGCGCCAAGGAGTGTTCAGACTCTGCTCGCAAGCTGGTACGAGAACGACCCGATGGTCAGCTTTTTGGATAGGGTTTGTTCCGACCTCACATTCAAGCGGTGGTTCTTTGGACATTATCATGTGGATAAGCAGGTCAATGAGAAATTTATTGCTCTGTATAATAAAGTAATTCCAATGGAGTGGTAAGCCTAACGGTAAGGCAGCGGTTTGCTAAACCGTGAGTAATCCGAAAGGATGTGCAGGTTCAAGTCCTGTCCACTCCGCCAAGGGGTGTGGTGCAATGGCTAACATAGCGGTCTCCAAAATCGTCAGATGGTGGTTCGAATCCATTCACCCCTGCCAGTTGTTGGGTAGCTCCCAACTGATGTGAGCGATTATCGGCTTACCTCACAAAGAATGAAAATGCTTGCTGAAAACTGCGCTTGTCTTGATGCGTCAAGACCGGTTTGACCTGACGGAATAGGGGCTACGACTTTTCGGAGCGTAGTTGCCGGTAGCGTGTGACAATCTAAGCGAGAAGCCGACCATGCGGCGTTGGTGTTCAACGGTTAGCACTCCGGTCTTCCAAACCGGTGGTGCCAGTTCGAGTCTGGTACGCCGCTCCAAGTAAGAAACCATTAAATTATGCGTTAAAGGAAGTGCCTTTACGACACGCCAGAGCCTGCTCTGGAAGTCGGTTACAGGTTGGTTTGGCGGGACGCCGCTGCATGAGCCTGCAGGTACACAGGGGTATGGTGAAGCGGTAACACAGCGGACTTTGACTCCGTTATTCGTAGGTTCGAATCCTACTGCCCCTGCCAAAATCATCTTCGGTATTAGAGCTTGTTTTCTATCCCTGCAATCCCTTGTGCCACGATGATTTATCCATGATTCTCCTTTCACGCTATCAAAACTGCCATCATAGTGAGTTTGTATTGGTGGTGTTAATGACATCGCCATAGTTTCAGGATGGCATCTATGCTGGAATAGCTCAACCGGTAGAGTAACGCTTTCGTACAGCGTGGGGTCTCGGTTCGACTCCGAGTTCCAGCTCCATCTGCTCTGTTGGTCATGCTTACGTTTGTACGGTTAGTTCATCACTCAACTGTTATCTCTGTAAGAGACACAGCCGGGTGCACACGGAGTCCTACGGGCGCAGGGCGTATCTATGCTGATGTAGCTCAGTTGGTAGAGCAGCACCGGAAGTGCGAGCCGCTGGTTCAAGTCCAGTCATCAGCAGACTTTTAGCTAAAAGCTGACACCTCGGAAAGACGAGGGTGCACGCTGGTGTAGCGTAATTGGTAGCGCAAGTGATTTGTACTCACTGGGTTGCGGGTTCGAGCCCTGTCACCAGCTCCAACGGACTGACATATCCGTTTTCCTTTCTGCCCCGGCACGCACTACTAAGCATTGATGGCGATGCTTATGGTGAGGATGGTTCGAACCCATCAGTAGTGCGTGTGTGTTCGGAAACAAAACCATTATATCTGGGTGTAGCACAGATGGTAGTGCGCTTGCTTTGGGAGCAAGATGTCGGGGGTTCGAGTCCTCTCACCCAGACCAATTTTATAGAGGAGGGTTGCCATGTATCTGTATCACGGTACTCCGGCAGATTTCGATGTACCAACCCTGAACAAGTGTAAGCCGCACCGAGATTTCGGATGCGGCTTTTATCTTGCCACAAATTATTTCGATGCCTTGCCGATGGCAGTCAAAAACTCTCGGGTGGGATATGTCCAAACATATCTGCTCACAGACTTGGATGGACTTTCCGTTCTGGAGTTCGATGAAAGGTCTGAGGATTGGCTTTGGTTCGTGGTTTCTTCAAGGCTTGGCACCGCTCCAAACGTCGATTTGGTAATCGGATATATGGCTGGCGGAGGAAGTAATTTGAAAAGTAAATTTACAAAGCTGAGAAATAGCAATGTGTCGATTAACGTGGCGGCTACAGCAATGCGAAAAGAGTTAACCAGTACGCAGCTTGGCGTACAATATGCGTTCCTGACAGAAAAAGCATTGTCCAAGCTCGTTAGGGTCTCAACTGAAATAGTGGAAATGGAGGATTAAAACATGACAAGGAATGAATTTATTGACAATATCACTGAGTGGTGTGAACTGAAAGACTTTTGCAACGACTTTGACTGCGATATCTGTGAGGACATCTATGACGATGATGATTACGATGACAGCGTCGAAGAAGATATCCGCGATGCTATCGCCGACTACGGCTGGAGGGACATCCGAGACTTCCTTGGAAACCTCCCCAGCGGGTACTATTACTACCGTCGTAACAGCGCCTTTGATTATGATGGTCTCGATGACGATGACTTCGAAGACTACAAAGAGGATGTCCTCGAATGGGGCGATGACTACGGCGCATGGGACGACGAGGAAGATGAAGATGAAGAGTACGCCGATGCAGATGACGACTTCCTCGATTCTCTGGAAGAGGAACCCGACGAAGATGAAACCATTGAGGAAGAGGATTTCTCCATCGATGACCTCATCGGTATGTGCAGTGTAGTGTTTGTGGCTATCCAGAATGATGAAGTGGAAAAGCAGCAAGAAGAAGACGAGGCGTTCGCACAGCTCCTGAGCATGGATGGAAGACGAATTGTAACCTAAAACATAAGCGGATAACCGCTATGATACAGACCGCTTTGAAGATTGACTACATACATATGCCTCAGCAAAACGTGTAGTATCTTCTCGCTTGAAGCAGAAGAAAAGATTTGAGTTCTTCATTTTTAGCCTCGCATTTCCGAGGTTATAATTTTTATTCAGCGAATAAAAATAATAACCCGGAAATTGCTTGCTAAAAATGTCACTTTGTGCACATGGGGCTTCTACAATAATCACGCCCCATGCGGAAAGCGGTCGGCAAATTGAGAACGGAGGCGAGTTCAATGACAGACAAGAATAGGCGAAAACTTCAAGCGAAGAAAGCACGCAATTTCTGGACTTGTGCTCGCCCCGTTACTCAAATTGTTCCAAACAAACGAGCTTATAACCGTAAGCGTGAGAAGGATATTCGCTGTAAGTATAAGGAGGGCGAGCAAGAATGAGATATCAGAGTACCCCGGAAAAAGAATTTGATGGTGACATTATCATTACAGACCCCTGCTACATTATTCGCAATGAAAACGGGATAACCAAGAATGACTGGCACTATTGTGAGTACGGTGAATATATGGAGCGACTTGGGATTAAAAATTATCTGACCCATGACACCATCTATGGAGACTGGGGATGCACAGTTTTTGATTCTGACACAAAGAAACCGTTGGGACGGTTCTGTGCAGATGCCGGTCTTGTATCCGTATTTCTGCTGGATGAAGTTCTTGCCTATAACCCAAACTTCAATTATCACTCAGAGAGACCGTGGACGACTACGATAATTCCAGACTTCAAAGGGACTATTCAAATCGAAGTTGTAAGAGAAACCGGTACATACGAAAAGGACTCCGAGTATTGGAAAGCGGGAGAAACTTGGGAAGATTACCTCGTCCATGTTGTTGGACATGGTGTAAACAAGAAAACAGGCAAAGCGATAAACTTTATTAGCAAACAAACGTCGCTGTGAGATGGAGGGTGAAGAATGAAGGTTCTTGTTGTCGTTGATATGCAGAACGACTTTATTGATGGTACGCTCGGGACACCAGAGGCACAGGCTATTGTGCCGAAGGTCATCAAGAAAATCGAAGAGTTTGATGGGGAAGTTTTGTGGACACAAGACACCCATTCTGATGATTACCTCGAAACGCAAGAAGGAAGACTGTTGCCGGTAGAACACTGTATATCTGCAAGTAATGGCTGGCAGATTCATAGCTCAGTCAAAGCAGCAATTCAGAGCAAGCATCCAGCGGATGACCAGTTGAATGGTTTCGAGAAGAAAACGTTTGGTTCATTAGCACTTGCTGGTCGCCTATATCCAGAAGTTGCGTTTGGTGATGGCATAGAAGAAATTGTCCTTGTTGGTCTTTGTACCGATATCTGTGTTATCTCAAATGCCTTGCTGCTCAAGGCGTTTATGCCGGAAGTTAAGATTACGGTCGATGCTTCCTGCTGCGCTGGCGTGACACCAGAGAGTCACAAGACTGCACTGTCGGCAATGAAAATGTGCCAGATTAACATCGAGAACGAGGGGGTCACGGTATGATTCTTGTCAACGACAAGCAGGTCGAGTTTACAAAGTTCCCCGATGGTACAACATCTTTCAGGTATAATCCGTTTGGCTCAATGACACGCATCTTCAATATCACATGGAAGTATGACGGCGATGAGGAGTGCATCCTTCTATGGTATCTGGTAAATCATATCCGAGACCATGACCGGAACGTTCGCCTCCGCTTGCTGCTCCCATACATTCCAAATGCCAGAATGGATAGAGTAAAAAATGCGGATGAAGTGTTTACGCTAAAATGGTTTGCGGAGTTTATCAACACGCTGGATTTTGACGACGTGTTAGTCGATGACCCTCACTCGAATGTATCAGCAGCATTGCTTGACAGAGTCAAGGTATATGACGCGCAGCCGCACATCCAGAAAGCTCTGGACAAGTTGGATGACAAAAATGTGTTGCTGTGCTATCCTGATGAGGGAGCAGCAAAACGATATTCATCGCAAGCTGGTAGAGAGTATGTGTTCTGCATCAAGCACAGAGACTGGCGCACCGGGAAAATTGAACGGCTGGAACTGACGAGCCCAGAAAAGGTTACCGATAGAAATGTGCTGATTGTCGATGATATTTGTTCTCGCGGTGGCACATTCACTTTTACCGCTAAGGCACTAAAAGAGGCTGGAGCAAATGAAGTGTATTTGTATGTGACTCATTGTGAAAACACGATTCACAGCGGAACGGTTCTCACGGATGGCTTAATCCGCCATGTGTTTACAACAGACAGTATCTATCGCGGAAACAGCGAAAAGATTTCGCTCATTTAATCTTAAAGGAGGCGGGCAAATGCTTGAGTTACAGGGTAAGTTTGGCACTGCAAAGGTGTTTACCGACGTGGTCGATAATGAGTCTATCTCTCAGGTTATCAATCTTTTGAATCAACCGTACATCGAGGGAAGCAAAGTCCGTATGATGCCAGACATTCATGCTGGGGCTGGTTGTACAATCGGAACCACGATGACCATCAAGGATAAGATTTGCCCGAACCTTGTCGGCGTTGACATTGGATGCGGCATGGAAACTATCCGTATCAAAGAAACGCATATTGAACCGCAGAAGCTGGACAAAGTTATTCGTGCAGGAGTTCCGTCCGGTTTCGAGATTCGCACAGAAGCTCATAGATATGCAAGTAGCATCGACCTGTCGGAACTGTGCTGTGCAAAGATGGTCAATGTAGACCGCGCATATAAAAGCATCGGTACGCTTGGTGGAGGGAATCATTTCATCGAAGCCAACAAAGATGATGATGGACACATCTATATTGTGGTGCATTCCGGTAGTAGACACCTTGGTCTGGAGATTGCTAACTTCTATCAGGAAGCTGCGTTCAAGGCGTTAACCTCGTATTCCAAGGAAGAAATCGAGGAGGTCGTCAACGAGTTAAAAGCGGCTGGAAGACAAAAAGAAATCCAAGCTGTTCTTAAAGGCATGAAGGCGAAGAAGCCGGGAGTTCCAAAGCAGCTTGCATACGTTGAGGGAGAATTGTTTGAGCAGTATATCCATGACATGAAAATTGCTCAACGTTTTGCTGAACTTAACCGCCAAGCAATGATGGACACCATTGTTAAGGGTATGGGCTTCCATGTCGAAGAGCAGTTTACGACTATTCACAACTACATCGATGTAGAGAATATGATTCTTCGCAAGGGTTCGGTCTCTGCACGAGCTGGTGAGCGGCTACTGATTCCTATCAACATGAGAGACGGTAGTTTGCTGTGTACCGGCAAAGGAAATGAAGACTGGAACTTCTCTGCCCCGCATGGAGCTGGGCGTTTGATGAGCCGCAGCGCGGCGAAAGAGACATTCACAGTTTCTGAGTTCAAGAAGCAGATGGAAGGTATCTACACCACATCTGTTGGAAGAAGCACGCTCGATGAATGCCCGATGGCATACAAAGGTATGGATGATATCGTAAACAATGTCGAACCAACAGTGACCATTGATGCCATCATCAAGCCGATTTATAACTTTAAGGCGGGTGAAGAGGAATGATGGCAGTCCTTTTGGTACTCCTGTACCTCTGCATTGGTGCGATTGTGACATTCACACTTTGCCGTTTGTACACTATCGTAGAACCATATGACAAATATAACGGCTTCGAATACGGGTATATCGCGGTAGGTGTTTTCTGGATTGTTGCAGCACCGTTCGCGTTTGCTGTGTTTTTTGCGAAATATGGTGAAAAACTAAAGAAAAGAGGAAAAGCTGAATGATTACATACAATCCACTCCTGTGTCTGGACTTCTATAAGACTTGTCACGCTGAACAGTATCCGAAGGGATTGACCAAGATGGTCTCCTACTACACGCCGCGCATGAGTCGCCTTAGTGATATCGATAAGGTTACACTGTTTGGGCTTCAGGCATTCATTCAGGAATATCTCATTGAGGCATTCAACGACCACTTCTTTAATGTCCCGTTTGATAGTGTACTCAAGGAGTACACCAGAGTTCTTGGGGCAACAATTAGAACGAAAGGCGTTGGAGAGAAACGGCTTCGTGAATTGCATGACCTCGGCTATCTTCCGTTACAGATTCGTGCTGTTCCCGAAGGAACGAGAACCAATATCAAAGTCCCACAAATTGAAATCTCAAATACACACCCTAACTTCGTATGGCTGGTCAACACCATCGAGACGATGCTCTCTTGCACAATGTGGCATACGCAAGTCTCCGCTGAGGTTGGGTACAGATATCGTAAAATCGTCAATGAGTATGCAGAACGCACTTGCGATGACAGTGTGGTTCGTGCGAGACTCCTTGGCGATTTTTCTATGCGCGGGCAAGAGAGCGTTGAAAGTGCAACAAAGAGCGCAGCGGCTTTCTGCCTGAGCTTCTTGAATACGGCGACAGTGCCTGCGATTTTGTGGCTTGAGCATAATTACAACTGTGATTGTAGCAAGGAACCTGTCGCATATGGTGCGCTCTCAACAGAACACAGCGTAATGTGTTCCAACTTTGCTGTTGACGGTGATGAGGTGACACAGATTCGACGACTTCTTTGTGAGGTGTATCCGCATCAAAGTTTCTCAATGGTTAGCGACAGCTATGACTATTGGAATCTTGTTGAAAAAGTCCTCCCTCAGCTCAAAGATGACATCCTAAATCACGATGGCTTCATCTCAATTCGCGGCGACAGTGGTGACCCTGTTAGTGTAATCACTGAGACCGTATATCGTCTGTGGGACATCTTTGGCGGCACAGTAAATAGCAAGGGGTACAAGGTGCTGAATCCGCACGTCAAGGCAATTTACGGGGACAGCATTACTCCGCAGCGCTGTGAGCAAATCTATTCTCTTTTGGCGAAAAACGGCTTTGCAATCAATAATGTTTCGCTCGGTGTCGGTTCATTCTCAATGGAGTGCTTAGAGACAATCGAGAGCGATGGAAGCAAACAGTACAATCCGTACACAAGGGATACATTCGGCATTGCAGTTAAAGCGACATATGCAGAAGATGCCGACGGCAAACCGATTATGATTTTCAAGAACCCCAAGACAGACACAGGACATTTTAAGAAGTCTCAGCGTGGTTGCTGCCGCGTAGTCAAAACTGGTGACGGCTACGATTACGTTGATGGTCTTACTTGGGCTGAAGCACAGGACAGCAATGAGCTGCGCACCGTGTTTAGAGATGGAAAGTTTGAAAAGCAGTTCACGCTGGATGAGGTTCGTAAGAATCTTCACGGAGGAACGTTCTGATGCCGGTACAAATTATTGATGGAGATTTGTTTCAGACCCACGCCAAATATATTTGCCATCAGGTTAACTGTCAGGCGAGAATGGGTAGTGGTGTGGCGAAACAGGTTCGAGCCAAGTATCCAGAAGTCTATAACGCCTATGTTGGCTTCTGCAACGAAGAGCGCAATGCGTTCGGTCAGACGCAGTTCGTTCAAGCTAACGACGGTAAAGTCGTTGTCAATATGTTTGCGCAGAGCAACTACGGATATGATGGGAAACTGTACACAGATTACACCGCATTTCAGAGCTGCTTAAAACGGATTAAGTTGACCGTACCTGCAGGAGAAACAATTGCCATGCCGTTTAAGATTGGATGCGGTCTTGGCGGTGGAGACTGGAATGTGATTTTGGGTCTTATCCAAAAGGAACTGTCCGATAAGTACATAGTAGAGTTGTGGAGAAAAGAGGTATAGTATGCTGGCAAATCCGAAAAGAACAAAAGATGAAATCGTGCAGTGGATTCGAGAATATTTCGCTGCAAACGGCAACGACTGCTGTGCTGTTATCGGCATTTCCGGTGGCAAAGATAGCAGCGTGGTCGCAGCACTTTGTGTTGAAGCCCTTGGCGCAGAGCGGGTTATCGGTGTGCTGATGCCGAATGGTCGGCAGAAAGATATCGTAGACTCCAAGCTGCTGGTCGATACGCTTGGCATTGCAAGTATTACAGTTAACATTGGCGGCGCATACAGCAAGATGGTTGATGTAGTCGGCAGAGCAATGCCGTCTGGAGTAAGCAATCAGGCAGCGGTCAATCTCCCTCCAAGGCTGCGTATGGCGACACTCTATATGGTCGCGCAGTCATTGGCTCGCGGAGGTCGGGTGGCAAACACCTGTAATCGCTCCGAGGATTATGTTGGATACTCCACAAAGTTCGGTGACGGCGCTGGTGACTTCAGCCCACTCGCAAACATCATGGTGCATGAGGTTCGTCAGATTGGCTACGAACTCCCCATTCCTCGTGAGCTGGTAGACAAGACTCCATCGGACGGTCTTTGCGGTAAGACAGACGAAGACAATCTGGGCTTTACCTATACGCAGCTCGACAACTACATCATGCACGGTAGTAGTGGGGATGAAGACATCGACAAAGTAATTGCAAAGAAGCATACGCAGAACCTGCACAAGCTCAATCCGATGCCAGCCTACGGCTCACAGCCGTAAGGTGATTGTATGGAAGAAATAGCAATCGTCCGCTGTTTGCAGAACGCAAGCGGCGCGATTAGTAAAATGCGGGTCTTGCAAGCCTTCAAAAATGTTGAGAATTTTCGTAAGATTTTGTACTACGCTTTGAATCCAATGCTAACGTACAAGATTTCGGAACAAACACTGCGAACGCCTGTCGAGTATGACCCAGCAATTACAATCACAATGACCGACATCTTCGAAATTTGTGAGCTGCTGGCAAAGCGAAAAGCATTGGACGCGGCAACTGTATATCAAGTGCGGGTCTTCGTGCAGTGTTTAACTGACCCGGAGTCATCCGAGTTTTACATTGAACTTCTGTCAAAGACACTTCGGTTGGGTGTCACAGCGAAAACTGTGAACAAGGTTATCCCCGGACTGATTCCCGAATGGGAGGTTCAGCAGGCATATCCAATCGACAAATACCCAGTCAAGGACGGCACAGAGTTTTGGCTCACTCAAAAACTGAATGGTGTCAGAGCGACATACTACAAAGGGCAACTGTTCGCAAGAAGCGGAGTTCCCTACGAAGGACTCGGGCACATTCTGGACGCGCTCAAAATCGACGATAACGATAGCTATGTTTTTGACGGTGAACTTACCTTGCGCGATAAAGGAGCACTGTCCGACAATGAGGCATTCCGCAAGGCAACGGGCATTATCAACTCAGAAGACACTGATAAAACGGCAGTTTGTTACACCATTTTTGATGTGCTTACGACAGAAGAATTCGATGCTGGTGTAAGCGAGGGCGGCTATGGGTATCGCCGGTCTTTCTTAGACCAACTTCATCGCTTCATTCCGCAAGATGGTCGAGTTAACATCCTCCCCGTTTTATATCACGGTAAAGACCAGACAAAAATCGATGAGCTATTAGAGCAAATGGTTCGGGAGGACAAAGAGGGCTTAATGGTCAACTTTGATGTTCCATATAAGCGAAAGCGCCACAACGGAATTCTCAAAGTCAAACGCTTCTACACTATGGATTTGCATATCTTGCGTTGTGAAGAAGGAAGCGGCAGGCTTGCAGGAACGCTGGGCGCATTTGTGCTGGACTATAAAGGCAACGAAGTAAATGTTGGGTCTGGCTTTTCCGATGAGCAGCGTACAGCTTTTTGGGCGGCTAAAGATGAAATGCCCGGACGGTTGTGCGAGGTAAAATACAAGGAAATATCATATGACAAAAACACCGGTGCTGAGAGCTTACAGTTCCCGGTGTTTATTTCTATCCGAACAGACAAAGACGAGGTCAGCTACGGCTGAGAAAGGAGGCTTGCGTGGGTAAAGTAAAGGCGGCACCACAGTTTTCAGAATCTATCAGTAGTTTCTGTAAGCTGATGGAGAATGCGCAAAAGGACTATGCGTGGAACTATGATGAGGTGAACCGCATGGATAGGCTCACGCAGGACTACCTTCACAAACTGGAGCTTGACGGTCTTGATTACAAAGAGCGAGCCAAGGTTGCTACACAGCTTGCAAAGTGTCGCCAAGCACGGCGCGAGTGCAAGGATACGGTAGAAATTCTTGAGCCGCTCGTTCAGTTTCTTGAAAGCGACAAAGGCAAAAACCTTTTGAACCTTGTGCGTGAAGCGCTGGGTAAGACCAGAAAGGTCGAAGAGCGTATGGAAACCCGCACATACATACCAAGAGTCTTAGAGCAGGAGGCAACAACATGAACATCGTGTTCTGGCTCATCGTAGTCATTGTGCTTGTGCTTATCTGGTTCTGTTTGAGTTTCGCCTTTAAGGGCGTCGGCGGAGTTGGAATGCGATTGTACAATGATGCGAAGAAAGAAATCTCCGAGGAAACGGAGAAAAAAACTGACGAAGAAAAGGAAGTAAAAGAATGAAGAAGGGTAAACTTGGCGCAATCTTGCTGGCACTTGTGCTGATTATCGGCTTGGTTTGCTGCGTTGTGTGTCTGGAGAAGATTCCCGCAGGTTACGTCGGCGTTGTGTACAACATGAACGGCGGCGTTGATGGCGAGGTCTTGGAACAGGGCTGGCATCTGGTTGCTCCGACCAAAAAGGTGACCAAGTATTCTATCGGTATTGAGCAGTCATATCTGACGGCTGAGGATAAGGGCGACTCACCCAAGGATGAGAGTTTCAACATCCCTACCTCTGATGGTAAGACTGTCCGAGTGAATATTGAGTTCTCATATCGTTTTGATGAGGCACGAGTCTCCGAAACCTTTGCAATGTTCAAAGGAAAATCTGGCGAGGCAATCAAGGATTCGTTTATTAAGCCCAAGGTTGTGGCGTGGACGCAGGAAGTTTCCGCAAACTACCCTGTCACCGACATCTTTGGCGACAAGCGTACTGAAATCAATGCCGAGTTGGATACCTATTTGCGCGAGAAGTTCGACCAGTATGGCATCATTATTGACACTGTAAACTTTACGGATATCTCAGTTGACGATGAAACGGCTGCGGCTATCCAGAAGAAAGTCACTGCTCAGCAGGAGCTTGAGTTGGCGAATATTGAAAAGCAAACCGCCAAGGTTCAGGCTGAGAAAGACAGAGAGGTCGCACAGATTAACGCAGAGAAAGCAGTTATTGAAGCAGAAGCAAAAGCAGAGACATTGCGTATTGCTGCGGAGGCAGAAGCTGACGCAAACCGCAAGATTGCGGCTTCACTTACCAATGAGTTGATTGAAAAAATCAAGTATGAGCAGTGGAACGGCGAGCTGCCTACGGTGACTGGCTCAACGCCCATCATTAGTCTCGAACCGTGATGGAAAAATGGTGGGACAATGCAAAAGATTGGGTTAAAGTTCTAATTTGCATTGTTGTCTCCATCGTCTCGATTGCGCTAATCATTCTTACGATGATTATGCCAATTGTTTGGAGCATCAAGCTGCATAACCCAGCCTTTCTGCTTTTGTGGTGCATCCCCGCTGGTGTCTTTGTCGGCGTATGGGCTTACCAAGAGTTTTTTTGATTTCTAAATAAGGAGGAGATTATTTGACAGCCGTATATCTGGTCATTTTATTTTTCGCTAAGGTGCTGGACAACACGCTTGGTACAGCCAAGACAATCTTGGTACAGAGAAATCGTTGTGTCCTTGCCGGAGTCGCTCTCGGCTTGTCAAATTTTATCTACCTTAGCATCACAAAAGATATCGTAACAAGTAACAGCAGCCTCGCCCTTGCAACTGTTTCCATTGCAAGCGGTGTTGGCTGCTGTTTAGCTGTCGCATTAAGCAACAGGTTTTCAAAAGACAAGACCTATGTGAACGTCATTATGTCGGATAATTTGGAGGCGATGCAAGAGTTTCGAGATTTTCTGGCAACACATCACATCACGAATGTCGCTGCAGACAGCTATACCTTGGACTGGAGTAAAAAGTCTATCACCATCACTGCCTATGCAGAGACAAAAGCACAGAGCAAACTGATTGATGATTACATCGCAAATAGCTCATTGAAGTTCAAAAGAGTTATCAGCAGAAGCTAAAAACGATGGTTTTAATAATTCAAAGGAGGGTGTCCTATGCGACATTTGGCAACAATCCGTGAGATTGCATCTCTTCGCCCGATTGCAGGAGCTGACCGCATTGAAGTTGCGCAGGTCGATGGTTGGGAATGTGTGGTTCAGAAAGGCGAGTTCCATACAGGAGAGCATATCGTTTACATTGAGGTCGATTCTATCGTCCCAGAGCGCCCAGAGTTCGAGTTCTTGAGAGACAGAAAGTTCAGAGTCCGCACCATTAAGCTGCGTGGTCAGGTCAGTCAGGGTTTGGTTCTCCCACTGTCAATCCTTCCGAATGGCGCTCCCGCCGATTTGGGTGCCGATGTGACCGATGTTTTGGGCATTAAGAAGTATGACCCAGAAGCGCAGCAAGAAGCACAGCTCTTAACAAAGCAGCCTCAGAAACCACAAAGTGCAATCGCTCGTTTCTTGATGCGGTTTAAGTGGTATCGTAAGTTGTTTATGAAACCCAAACGCAAGGGTGGATTTCCTGATTGGATTGTCAAGACGGATGAAACCCGCATTCAAAACCTTACGACGCTCTTTGAGATGGAGCGTAACAAGGGGACGAAGTTCTCTGTCACAGAGAAAGTTGATGGGCAGTCAGCGACGTATTACCTGCGCAAAGTCTCCAAACGTAAGTATGAGTTTGGTGTTTGCAGCCGTAATATCTATCTCGGAACACCGGATAGCAGTTCTTACTGGACGATTGCTAAGAAGTACAATATCGAAAACGTACTGCGGCAGCTTATCGGTGATTATGAAACCATCGTTTTACAAGGTGAGATTTGCGGCAACCAGATTCAGGGCAACAAGTACCACATTAGTGGGTACGACTTGTTTGCCTTCAACCTGATTTATCCAGACCACAAGTGTGGCACGGCAGAAATCAAGAAACTGCTTGAGCCGTATGGAATTAAGACTGTTCCGATTGTTGAGGAGGACAAAACCCTGCCCGAAACTATCGCTGAGCTGGTCGAGTATTCCAAGGGAAAATCAGTGGTTCGTAAGGAACAAAAACGAGAAGGTGTAGTTATGCGCAATGTCCAGAGCAACATCAGCTTCAAGGTCATCAATCCTGACTTCCTTCTCGCAGAAAAGGACTGATTTTTATGAGTGGTAAATCAACAGACTTGACCAACAGAACATTCGGGGAATTAAAAGTGGTCAAGCGAGCTGAAAACAGTAACAGCGGTCAACCAAGGTGGCTGTGCGAATGTAGATGTGGCAAGACCTGCATCGTTGATGGGCGATTCCTCAAAAATGGCGCCGTAAAATCTTGTGGGTGTTTGCCGAGAGGTGTTCCGCAAGGTGAAATGCCGGAGAGAGCAATGGCACAACCATCGGTAAGCCTTGGGCGGTTGAGAAAAAGCAACGACGACCCTTGGCGCAATTTGGCGAATGCCATTGTTGCAGTCGCAGCAGATGATTATCGTTCGGCACTTCGTAATGAAGACGAGGGATTGTTAAAAAGTTTGGAGCGGTTCTTCCATTCTGAATGGTACAGGATTTTGACAGACGTAGACGCAGACAGGCTTCTCGGAATGTTACGAAGAGAACGAAGCGGCTCATTACAAGCCGCTTACATATAAATAGAGCCGAGTTATTCGGCTCTTTTCTTTGAGCAATCCAGCCCACGATTGCTTGAAGAAAAGAATCGAAAGGAGTGGCACAAATGTTTAGAGTTCACAGAGATTTCAAGGGGTTATTGAAAGCCGCGCAGGACGAATATGATTCCATCGTCGAATTGAACGAAAGCCTGCGAAAGAAAGTTGCCGAATGGAATAAGGACGAAGAGATTCGAAAGGCAGTTGAGCTGGCTGAGTATAATCGCACCCACTCCTTATGCCAGATATCAGATAACGAGAAGAAAGCAGAAAGAGCGTTCAGAGACAGTCACTACAAGTCATGTAAGAATGGCAGCAAGTATTTGTACGAGCTGACCGGAACAGGCATTGGAACGGCGATTACAATTAAGTGTCCTGTCTGCGGCGAAGAAAAAAACATTACTGACTACGATTGCTGGTGAGGTGATGGACATGATTTTTCGTGCAATTCTGTTTGCACTGGCAACAGCAGCAGTCATTGGCGGTCTTGCATATTGGTTGAAGTGTCTTTGCCTGTGCGACTATGAAAATGCTTGTGACTATTCGCAGTGCGATAGTTGTCCGTTCCCTTGTGAGAGGCATAATTGTGGGTAAGGCGAAAAGAAAACCAAGACCATCAATGCCAGACTGGTTTTGGTGGGGGCAAGACGGGTGCTGGTTCTGCAAACAAAGAAATAACTGCAATCAGTGTAAGGCGAACCGTGAATATGTAAAAGAGTTCGGAGAGAAGAAGCAAAAAGGAAGACACGCCAGCGCAAAGCGAGGAGCGCGGACGAAACTGCAATTGATGGAGGATGATTATGGATTTGTGGAAGGGATATGAGCTAAGCAGGACATATGTCCCAGCGGCTTATTACACGATTACATCGATTAAGAGCAAAAACGGCAGAGCAAATCCATTGCATGACGAGGTGCTCGGTCGAAAGGCATACGTTGTTTACTTGGAGGTCGGAGAGCGTGGCTTTATCAAATATTTGCCCGATTATGACGACCGGTATCATTGCCTACATACATCTACTGTTTTGGATTTTACTCCGTGGGGAAACGGCGAAGACACAATTACCATCCAAACAGCAAATACGGAGTACATCTTGACGAAGCAGTAAGACTTTTCAGCAGGAGGTCAATCATGCTTGAGTTCTATGGAAGAAAGTTCACTTGCGATGAATGCCCGATTTGTGAAGGCATTGAGCATAGGGTCAGGGTTGCAAGAGAGGGTGGCTACGAACCGCAGCTTGAATACTGCGGTTGCGATAAAGTCCAGACTGAATTTTTTATCAGTGGTTATTGTAGCGATGCTTTTGAGGCGGACAAGCCGCATGGCAAACTGTGTGAACCGAGAAAAACCGGGAGAGCATATCGGCGCAAGATGCGCAAACAGAAGAAAGAAAAGCTGATGCGTATTATGACCTACGGATATAAGTCAGGTATCGGCTATACAGACTGGGGTTGGAAAGACGGCGTTTATCAGCCGGTCGGAAGTTACATCCAGTACCCCAAGAACTCAAACAGGCAGACGTTTTGGAAGGCATATTCCAATAGAAAAATCAGACGCTATAAGGGCGACGTTCGTAAAGGAAATTCGTACCGGAGACATTTCGATTATGCGTGGGAGGTTGACTGACAGTATGGGAGCAAGTATCAGCGAGTTTAGAGGCGAGTATTATTTTCTGAGTAACTTCTACTCGGCACCAGTTACCTATAACGGAATGTGTTTTGAGAATAACGAGGCGGCGTTTCAAGCGGCTAAATGCCCAGAACGTATGACTGAGTTTTGCCGTCTGAATCCGTCAGAGGCAAAGAGGCTTGGGCGTAGGGTTAAGCTCCGTGGTGACTGGGAGGCGGTCAAAGATACCGTTATGTATGAGATTTGCAAGGCAAAGTTCTCACAGAATCCTGATTTGGCAGACAAGCTTGCTGCGACCAAGGATGCCGAACTCATTGAGGGGAATAACTGGGGTGACCACATCTGGGGCGTCTGTGATGGCGTCGGAGAAAATCGTCTTGGTAAAATCCTTATGCGGGTCAGAGCAGAAATGTGATGTGACCTATGAAAAGGGCTAACACTTATAAAGGAAAACTCGGCTGGCAGTCCGAGTTCAGCCACAGATATGCTTGCTGGGCGAACAACCACAATGGGTGGGCAAAAGCCAAGAAATCGAACAAGCGGCTGGCTAAGCGCAGACTAAAGGATGAACTGCGAAAAGAACTTGTTTATAGCATATCGGATAAACAAGTTGGAGAATGAGCGGAAGGAGAATTTATGAAAAGAGAAGATTTTATCTTTGACCATATGGACGATGAGTATGAAGACTATTGGTTCAAAGTCGTTGGCGATACAAAAGACGAGCTTACAAAGAAGTACATGGAAATGTGTATGGTTTCGGTGACCGAGGTCGTCTATTCCAATAAGGAGCAGGCTCTTGGTGTTAAGCGCCTCTTCCCATTCAACTACGATGTTATCATGCCAGATGATTCAGAGCTCAGGGATATGCTGGTATCTCTGGTGGCTGAGCAAAAGTCTTGATTTTAAGGCTGGTTCCATGACTAATTTCGAAGAAATTAAAAGGAGAATAGCCAATATGAACGCCGATGAACTGATAGAATTTTGCGGCGGTGATACTTGCGAGAATGTGCTTTGCTCTTTTGTGAGCGATGGCGATTGTTGTGGGAACAATTGCAAGGTCAGCTATGATTGTGGGGGCTGTATTAAAAAGTTCTTGCAAAGAGAGACGAGGGTAGTCAGATGAAATGTCCATATTGTGAATCTGGGACAAATGATTTTGTTCCAATGAACCAGACCGCTGAATACAGCGGCATTGAGATGTCCGTGAACAGACAAGGGATGTTGAGAGTAAGAGTGCTTGACGATGACGGTGGTTTTACAACCCAAGACATTGTCGAGATACGCAGTTGTCCGCTGTGCGGAAAGAGATTCGTGAAAGGTTGATTTGCATGAGTGGCATTATCCACTGCCCAAGATGCGGGCATCATGTGAATATACAGTTTGGCGAAACTACAGGGTATTGTCCCTTATGCGACAAGGAGGTTCCAGCTATGGAGAAAAGAACGATTTGGGTGAAACCGTCCACGTTTGCTCCAGAGTTTGAGATGATTATTCCCGTCCCGACAGACCGAGACGATGAGGAGTACATCGAAGAACTGCTGGACGGAATTTTGAACGATGAATTCCGTTACAATATCGAGTGGGATTTTGTAGATGGATTAAGCTGAGTATAGAATGTATGTGGTGGCGGAATAGGTAGACGCCAAGCGGGTGGGAAAGACAGTGCTGCAGACCTGATAAACCCGTCGAACCTATTTTCTTTCCATGCGAGGTGCGAATCCTCGCCCACATTTAAGATGACTGATTGGAGGTGCGATTGTGACTGAGCACAATGAACACAAGAGCGCGAGATACCAAGATGGCGACATCTATCTGAATCCATGCTTCGGCGACCTGTGGGTTGTGGATGGCACATCGTTCATTAAAATCAATAACGGATATGCAATTGACTTGGACGAGCCGGAAGGCTTCATTAAAGTTGGACATATCGATGGGGTAATTAACAGGAGAAGAACCAATGACAGTCAAGGATGTCCTTCCAAATCATCCAGTTGAAATCATGGTTAGAACCAACTATCCAGAAAGCCTTTTGCCGTATCTAAGCAGCGAGAGAATTGAACAGGGATTGTTGGTTGGTTATTGTTCTTGGGATGGTGATAAGCTCATTCCTGCTGATGGCGATTACTATTCTGTGGATGAGGTTATTTCAAAATACGAGTACGAAGAGGATGGCAGTTTGACATACTGGACTGTCTCCGAATGGATGTAGGCAACGACCGCTTTGTAGATTTGCTGTTATACATATTTCTCTCAGCAACTTTTCGCCAAAGGCAAAAGTAAAAATTCGGCACTATGCTCGTAAACCAGAAGCCCGCTACGCGGGCGGTTTTTTCTTTTACTCACTCGCATTGCAAGCAACGCTCGTGAGTTCTGGTTTACGAGCAATGCTCATGCACATCGGTAGAGGGGCTTAGAAAAACGACCGATGCGGAAAGCGGTTACAAACAATGTTGTGGGAGGTGGAGGTGGTGAAGAATGAGCGATGCAGAACACTTGATTGAGAATGCCATTTGTGATTACGAAGAGAACGGGTCTTTCGACAGGTTCTTGGCGTGTGGTGTGAATAAAACAATGGCAGACGCTATAGGAATTAGGTTGGAGACAGTTACCGAGATGGCTTACCATGTTTTACACGCCTTCAAGCCGGATTGGACAGAACATAATGCGGATTGAGCTTCTCGATACATACGGCATCCTGCGAATCAAGACGACCGAGTTCCTTTTTGATTTGGAAGACCTCCCTCTTATCAAGGGACGCGACAGTTGGTACTGCGACAAGGATGGTTACCTCGTCAGTAGCTACTTCTATAATGGTGTTCGACGCTTTGTCCGGTTCCATCGACTTGTGATGCACGCAAAGCCCGGTCAATGCGTTGACCACATCAACAAAAACAAAGCGGATAACAGGAAGAAAAACTTGCGATGTTGTGAGCGTTCTGAGAACGACAGGAATCGCAGCCTGTATTCGTGCAATACATCCGGTGTCGCTGGCGTCTACTTCGACAAACAACGTAAGAAGTGGGTTGCCAGCATTACTTATAACCATAAGAAAGTTTACTTGGGAAGATACGCGGTCAAGGAAGAGGCAATCTTGGCTCGACTGACCAAGGAGGTCGAATTGTATAAAGAGTTCTCGCCACAGCGAGAGCTTTTGAAATCTCTAAATCTATAGGAGGCAAACGTGAGAGTAATCTACAAGTATCCATTGGAGATTACAGCAGAACAGGTAATCAATATTCCGATGCTGTACTTCGATGACCGCGTTGCAAGATGCAACGAACAAGTTCTTCATGTGGATGTTCAAGACGTGATTCGACCTTGCCTTTGGTGCATGGTTGACACCGAGAATCAGACATATCCAATGAAGGTTGTAACAAAAATGACCGGCGAGGAAATCCGGGAAGATGAGAAGGACAGACTGAAATATGTTGGCTCGTATCTCATTGGTGGCGGTGATTTCGTGGGTCATGTGTTCGTATGTTACGAATAAAACCTGAGTTTTATAAGGAGAAAATGCTATGAAGTATATGCTGATTGAAGTAATGGAGCGAGAAATTTCCGAGCCTGAGTATTTCGATACGCACGATGCGGCGCATGATGAGATGTGCCGACGTGTCGCTGAGGTTTACGATATCTCTCCTGACGAAGTCAAAGAGTCTTATCTTGAAGGCGAAGACCTGAATGAGAACGCCGTGGTTCTTGAGGACATTGCGTGGGCTGAACGGTATGGTAAGAACTTTGACTGGAAAATCTTCGCCATTGAGCGAGATACTCCTGCGCAGGTAACAGCTCCTCCTCTGTTCAATACCCTGAGATAACGATGATGCGGTGACGGGATAGGTAGACGCGCTTCCCGTATCACGATAGGTCACCCTAAACCACAGATACATATTCGAAAGGGGTGACACAAGTTGGAAACAAATAAACAAAATGAGATACGCAATGCTTATGAGCATAGCGCACAAGTCCAGTGTATTCCCGCTTCGATTAAAAAGACTACTGAGCACAGCGAAGAAGACCCATTGGTGGTCGCGCCGTATTGCAGAGTCAGTACGGACAACAAAGACCAGCTCGCAAGCTACGAGCTGCAGTGCCAGTATTACAAAGAATATGTGTCGAAGCATCCGGGGTGGCGGCTTTATGACATCTACGCCGATGAAGGGATTTCTGGGACTTCCGTAAAGAAACGCACGGACTTCTTACGGATGATTGATGATTGTAAAGCAGGCAAAATCGACATGATTATCGTGAAGAACATTGCAAGGTTCGCACGAAATGTTGTTGACTGCGTTGCCACTGTGCGTATGCTCAAGGCACTGGACAAGCCGGTTGCTGTTTATTTTGAGGATATTGCAATCAATACCTTGACACAGACCGGCGAGCTTCTGATGGTCGTTATGGCTGCTATTGCGCAAGGCGAGTCAGAAGCAAAGTCTGAGAGCGTGAAATGGGGGTTCCAGAAAAGATTTGAGAAGGGGCTCCCAAAGCTCGCAGACCTCTATGGGTACACCAGAGATAAGAGGCTGCTGGAGATTTACGAACCTGAAGCGAATGTTGTGCGGCTGATTTATCAAATGTTCTACGATGACAAAACGATTCCTGAAATCTGCTACATCTTAAACCAGCAAGGTATTCCATCCCCACGAGGTGGTCAGTGGACATACTCTACGGTAAAGACAATCTTGACAAATGAGAAATATTCCGGTGACGTTTTGATGCAGAAGACCGTTACCGTGGATATCTTTTCGCATCGCTCTATTCGGAACGACGGACGTGCTAACCAGTTTTTTATCCAAGGCTATCACGAAGCGATTATTCCGAGAGAACTTTGGCTTGAGGTGCAACAGATTCTAAAGGGCGAAAATGTTGTTCCGGTTCCATCAGTTGATGAGGTGGCAGATTTGTCTGCATCTGATGTCCCTCGGATATTGGATGGCTTTTTTGTAATTAAACCTCGAAAGGATGGAAACAATGAGTATCTTAGACAACTTTGATGTGGTTGGTGTTCCTCGTACATTCAGTATTGCAGAGGTTCGAATCCTGAAGAACCGCATCTCCTTTAACCTTGCAACAGCTTCCGAGATTGGCTATCCGCCGTTTGTGCGGCTGTTTATCAGCAGAGACAAAACGCAGATTGCGTTGCAGCCTTGTGCCAAAGAAACGCCGAACGCGATGAAGTTCTTTACATCGGATTCTACGAAAGACGGAAAGCCCAAGAAGAGAATGATTCCGGTTGGAAATCGTGCGCTGACGGCGCTTGTAAAAGCCGGTATTGGTGTCGAGATGAATGTTCCGTTAAAGGCGCCGGGTGTTCGCTTCGCAGATGAAGGCGTCATCATCTTCGACCTCAAACAAGCAACTGACATGAATCAACCAAATGCTTGCACAGAAACTGGTCTGTGCCTGATTCCCACTCCGGCATATCCATTTGTTGAGATGCCGTCTGGATACTTCGCATCATAATTGCAGGTGCAAGCCTGCATACATACTTTGGAGGTGAACCCACTTGAGTAAGAAATATGATTCACTCGGCGACAGAATGAAAGGCTACGAGAATATTGCTCGCAACTATTTGACTCGTCGGATTCCAACCATTATCAGAGTGGACGGCAAGGCGTTTCATACATTCACAAGAGGTATGGAAAAGCCATTTGACCGCATCCTGATGACAACGATGCAAAATACAATGAAGTATCTGTGTGAAAACATTCAGGGCTGTGTCTTTGGATATACGCAGTCAGATGAAATCACGTTGGTACTTACGGACTATGCAACAATTACAACGGATGCATGGTTCGGATACAACATCCAAAAGATGTGCAGCGTTTCCGCTTCAATGGCTACGCTTGCTTTTTCAAATGCCTATGCTGCCGAGCTGTGGAAGAACTTTCCTGAAGCGATGTGCAGCAGTGACAATGGCACAAATAAGTACATTGAAACTCTGGTCGCAAAGATGGGTACAGCCATGTTTGATGCCAGAGTTTTTTCTATTCCAAAAGACGAAGTTTGTAACTGCCTGATTTGGCGTCAACAAGATGCGACTCGTAACAGCATTGAGTCAGTTGGTCATGCAAATTTCAGTCAAAAAGAACTCCACGGCAAGAGCTGCAACTCTATCCAAGATATGCTGTGGAAAGAACGTGGCATCAATTGGAATGACTTCCCCGTTGATTGTAAGCGTGGTTCTGCTTGCTACAAAACAAAAGTTAAAGAGACCGCTCCTCTTCTCAACGATAAAGGCGACACCGAAATGGTTGAGGTCGTTAGAAACCGTTGGGTTATCGACCGAGAGCCTCCCATTTTCTCACAAGAAAGAGGGTACGTTGAAAAATGGATATGACACCGGCTGAAGTTGCTACTTGTATTTGCGATATCTATGAGAAACTCGGACGTTTAGAATGCCGCCTCGAAAATACACGAGGAGATTTAGTCACCACAATAGAACGAAACAGGCAGCACACAGAAGAGTTCCTGAACCAGCAGACAGATATCGAAAACAAAATCGATATAGCCCTGACAACGGCTGTCCATGAATTGATTGAGTATCTACGATACCAAGACATCCAAGCTTTGGATGAGGAAGAGTTTTTGCTAAGGGTTCGGGAGCTTATTCGTGTTGAGCAAGACGAACGCCTTCCGTTCTAAGGAGGAAAAATATGAGTTGCTATAAAGACGGTGGCTGTGGTATTTATGAGATGTATTCTTGCTATGAATGTCCAGCAAGCAAGCCGGAGTACCTTAAAAGAAAGTCGCGCGAGCCGCAAAGATTACAGGCAATCGGAAACCTGCACGACGTAGCCAAGCAGATTCTGGATGACGAAGTGGTCATTCTCCTCCGTCAATACGGAACAACGCTTGCACCGGGACGAATGGGAGATGAGAGTCGTGTTCCAAAGTGGCTGCTCGTTCTTGCGGCAGACAGAATCGAGGAGTTAAAAAATGCAAGAACAAAGCAATAAACAGTTCTACATTTCAGATTGGCATTATGGTCATGCAAACGTGATTGCCTTTGATAACCGTCCGTTCAAATCGCTTCTGGAGATGGACGAAGCACTGGTTGACCGGTGGAATGCAGTGGTTTCTCCGGGCGATATTGTGTATGTTCTTGGGGATATGTTCTGGTGTAAGGCACAAGATGCTATCCCTATTTTGCGTTCCTTAAAAGGACAGAAGTTCCTGATTAAAGGGAACCATGACCGGTGCAATGACAACAAGTTCTTGCTGGAGTTTGTTAAGGTCACAGAGTATCTCGAAGTGAAGGACAGCGGTCGAACAGTGATTCTTTGCCATTACCCAATTCCGTGCTTTAAGAATCACTTTTACGGTTCCTTCCACTTGTATGGACACGTTCACAATTCTTTCGAATGGAACATGATGGAGCATGACAAGTATCTGATGGAGGAACTGTACACGACACCTTGCCAGATGTTTAATGTCGGAGCAATGATGCCGTGGATGGACTACACGCCTCGGACGCTTGATGAAATCATTGCGGCAAATTCGCATAACGAGGCTGTTAGAAATAAATGATGGCTTGAATCACTTGTGCCACAAGGCTTTGAAAGGCGCTTGATGAGTGGTATTAGTGCATCATATAAAACAAAAGGAGTGGTCACTTGTGATTTACCTTGACAATGCTGCCACCACACAAATGGATGAACGGGTTCTTGAAGCAATGATGCCATACCTGACAACGGAGTATGGTAATGCAGGAACCCTCTATAAGTTTGGACGAGCTGCGAATGAGGCTGTGCAGAAAGCCAGAGCGCAAGTGGCAGCTTTAATCAACGCAGAACCAGAGCAAATCATTTTTACATCTGGTGGTAGCGAAGCAAACAATTTAGTCTTTCGGGGTTTGAAGGACTATCTGAAGAGTATCGGTAAGACGCACATTTTGGTATCGGCTGTTGAGCATGATTCCGTCCTACGAGCCGCAGAATCGCTTATAAAAGACGGGTTTCATATAGAGTATATTCCGGTATCCAATGAGTGCAGAGTCTCTCCTGCTGCCATTGAGAACGCATTACGGGCAGACACAGGACTCGTGTCAGTGATGTTTGCAAACAATGAAACAGGCGCAATCAATCCAATCGAAGATATTGGAACGATTTGCATGAAGCGTGGGATTCTGTTCCACACAGATTGTGTGCAAGCTGCAGGGTGCTATCCTATTGATGTGGTGAAAATCGGTTGCGACTTCCTTTCGGTGTCATCACATAAGATTCATGGTTGTAAAGGCATTGGAGCTTTGTACGCAAGGGATAAGTCTACGCTCACCCCCATTGTTTATGGTGGTTCAGAGCAAGAATTCGGGCTGAGGGGCGGAACAGAAAATGTTGCTGGCATCGTAGGATTCGGAAGGGCTTGCGAGATTTCATCGAAAAGTTTGCACGAAGATACGGTGTGGGTTTCCACATTGAAACAGAGATTTTTTATGGCGCTGAATGAAACGCTTAAAGATACGGGCGATGAAGGCTGTGTCCATGTAAATGGTATGTCGATTCTTACACCCGGAAAGACAATCAACTTGAGAATGGACGGCGTTGACGGCGAAACGCTCTTGCTTATGTTGGATGGTAAGGGAGTTTGTGTTTCTGCCGGGTCTGCGTGTAGGAGCCACGAAGCAGAACCAAGTCATGTTTTATCTGCGATGGGGCTGTCTAAAGATGAAGCTCGGTCTTCCATCAGGATTTCGTTCTCAAAGAAAAACACGGCTGACGAAGCCGTAAAAGCCGCACAGATTTTAGCTGGGTGCATTTCAGCGCTCAGGATGAGAGAAGAAAAGGAGTAAGGTTATGACGATTGAGCAAATCAAAGAGATGGTCAACGGTTCTGCTTATGATTTCCTTAGAACAAACGAGCACCTCGGGCGCAAGATTATCTTTCTTACGCTTGGCGGCAGCTATTCCTATGGAACAAATGTCGAAACATCCGATGTTGATGTAAGAGGATGTGCGTTGAACAGCGAATCAGATTTGCTTGGTCTGACGAGCTTTGAGCAGGTCGTTAATACACAAACGGATACGACAATCTATGCTTTTAATAAGCTGGTGAACCTGCTTCTTAATTGCAATCCAAATACGATTGAAATGCTTGGGTGTAAGCCGGAGCACTATTTCTATATCTCAGACATTGGCAGAGAAATGATTGCCAACAGAAAGATGTTTCTGTCTAAGCGAGCAGTCCATTCTTTTGGAGGTTATGCGAATCAACAGCTTCGGCGTTTGGAAAATGCTCTTGCGCGAGATAGGCTATCACAGGCGAGAAGAGAAGAACATATTCTTAACTCCATGAAGGGCGCCGTTAAATCATTTGAGAGCCGATACACGATTTTTGAAAACGGCAGCATTGTTCTTTATACAGATGAGAGCCCGCGAGAGGATTTAGACCGCGAGATTTTTGCAGATATCCAGCTTAAAAAGTATCCGGTCAGAGAGTTCAATAGTGTAATCAACGACCTGACGAATGTTATCGGGACGTATGAGAAGCTCAATCACAGGAACCACAAGAAGGATGACGAGCATTTGAACAAACACGCGATGCATCTTATTCGTTTGTATCTTCTCTGCTTGGATATTCTGGAGAAAGAGGATATTGTCACATATCGTGGTGACGACCTGCCTTTGCTGATGAGCATCCGCAAGGGCGATTATCAACTGGAAGATGGGACATATAGACCAGAGTTTTTTGAAATGGTTTCTGACTTTGAGAAACGACTCAACTATGCAAAGCAAAACACAAGCCTCCCAGATACACCGGATATGAAGAAAGTTGAGGAGTTCGTTGTTAGTGTAAACAGGAGGGCGATTGATGCATAAGATTTCTATCCCTAAAGGAGCGCGAGCAGTTCTGCTGAATCTCCGATATGAGAACCATGAGGCATATGTGGTCGGCGGATGTGTCAGAGACAGCTTGTTTGGGAAAGAACCACAAGATTGGGACATCTGCACCTCTGCCACACCGGACGAAGTTAAGGAACTAATGCATCGTCGTGGCATAAAGACAATCGACACTGGGCTGCAGCATGGGACAGTAACAGTTGACATGGGCATTGCTGGGAAGTATGAGGTCACGACATTTCGAATTGACGGAAGCTACACAGACGGGAGACATCCTGACTATGTGGAGTTTACTGAGAGCATTTATAAGGACTTGTCTCGCAGAGACTTCACCATCAACGCTATGGCATACAACAGTGCTGGATTGATTGACCCATTCCACGGGAGAGACGATTTACAAGCAGGGGTTATTCGTTGTGTCGGTAATCCTGATGAACGCTTTGAAGAAGATGCGCTTCGCATTATGCGAGCTCTGAGATTCGCAGCGACTTATGGTTTCTCTATCGAAGAACGGACAGCCGCTGCTATCCACAAGGACGCTTGGATGTTAAAACGCATTGCTGCGGAGCGAATCAATGGCGAGCTTTGTAAAATGTTGCTCGGTGACGGTATCTTAAATGTATTGCTGGATTTCGCTGATGTTATTGCAACGATTATTCCAGAAATGGAACCTTGCATTGGCTTTGAACAGAACAACAAGTACCACCAATACACTGTGTACGAGCATATTGCACACGCTGTTGCAAACTATAGGGGCACTGATGTGTCCGTCAAGGTTGCTCTGCTGCTCCATGATATCGGGAAACCCCAATGCTATACCGAAGATGAAAATGGTGGGCACTTCCACGGGCATGGAGTTCCAAGCCGCGATATTGCAGAACAAGTTTTGGATAGACTGCGGTTCGATAATAAGACAAAGCAAGAAGTTCTTGAGCTTGTACTCTATCACGACACAATGATTGAACCAACGCCCCGCACAGTCCGCAAATGGCTGCACAAACTCGGTGAACACCGGTTTTCGCAGTTTTTGGATGTACGGATGGCTGATATTCTTGCCCATGCAGAGGGCACTCAGGAGTCCAGAATCGAAAGATGTATCGCGCTCGGCTCTATCATGTCTGAGGTTTTGGAGGCTGAGCAGTGCTTTGCATTAAAAGACCTGCAAATCAATGGCAGAGATATTATGAGTCTCGGCGTTGAACAAGGGAAACGTGTTGGCGAAATCCTTAACAGCCTTTTAGATGAAGTGATTTCAGGGGCTTTAGAAAACGAACACAGTGCTTTGATGCAGAGGACGGTGGAGCTTCTTGGATGAACTCAAATACCCCAAAGGCGAAAGAGTTTGGGTAGGATATTATAATGCTGAGCATGAGCTTTGCTTCATTCTTACCAGCAAAGAGAGCCGCGAGTTCTATTTTTTATATGAGCTTGTTGATGGTGAGTTTAAGAAGCTCGGGAAAGCAAGAACCCCAAAAGAACTTGAGGACAAGTTCGAGGTTTCAAAGAAGATGAGGTGTGCACAATGATGTCTGATTTTGAGTATGATTGCTGGCAGCGTAAGCGCCTTGCACAGCAAGCGAAGTACCGCAAGTGCGGGAGCAAGAGCAAGAAATGCTCAATGTCAACAGACCACATGACTCAGAAACAGTGGAAAGAAAGGAATGGGAAAGTTGTGACCGTTAACTTGAACCAACCAATTACATGGGATGAATTCAAAGCATTGACTACATCAATGCAGGAAGAGTACCTACGACATATGATGGAGAACTATGGCGCCAACGCAACGAGTTTTGCCGCCATGTTTGGGGTACAACCGCTTACGATTCGGCGGCACATCCAGATGAACAAGCTGAATATCAAGTTCCCAGTTGGTCACTCTATGAGTACAGCACAAAAGGATGCGTGGGATGAATTGCTGCACGGGAAAACATCTGATGAGGGTGTCGAAGTAGAAGCAGAAGATGTACCAGCTACCAAGTTGGACGAAGCAGCTCCCAAACAGAGTATGGATATGAAGCGCTTTTCACTATGCTTTAATGGAAAAATTGATGTCAGTATGATTGCAAATTCTTTAGTACATATCTTGGGCGACAATGCAGTTGGAGAGGTTGAAATTGTGTGTAACCTTGGTTGATTTGCCTTGATAATCTGCATCTTTGTGATAGAATTGAATTAAAGGAGTGGTCAAATGGATAACAGCTTTGACTTGAAGTTTATGTCTGATGAGGAACTGCAAAACGCAATGGACGAGTTCGTCAATAGTGTTAAGGATGATGTTGCAGCGGATGAAGAAAAGACAACGGTTTTGAATCCAATCAAGCTGCAGCAGATGCAGTTCGCTCATGCGGCACTAAAGTATATTACGCGGGATTCTGATGTTGAAATTTCCTATAAATTGAATACGCCGTTCAAAACGATGGGAAGCATCAGCGTTGAGGGAGAAGTGCTGGCTTTTGACAAACCAGAGTGGTTTGCGAGAGTGGCAGAGTTTGCAAACAACATGGAGGTTTATCCATTGGTTAAGAACCGAGTACGTTTGACATTTACATTCCACGGTCTCACGAAACCGATTGAATAAGAGGAGGCTGGAATGGAATACACAACTTGTAAAGACTCTATTATGGAGTTAATTGACGATGGTTCTAAGGTCTTTGGAAACGACTATAAAATTTCCAAAGAGATGCTTTCGAAAATCGATGAGGTTTGCGACGGAGTAGACGAGCTGGTGTCTGAAATTGAATGCGAAAGTGTCCATGCAGATATCGAGGAGAAAACGAAGACACTTCGTATTGTCATCGTTTGTGACGAGCTTGAGCTTCACGGAGGAAGAACTAACGGGTTCTTCGACCTCATTACAAAACTGAACTCTTTTAGCTTTTCAAAGCATGGTCGGGAGTTCATCAAAATCGAGTTGAACATTTCGAATGTATGGGAGCGTATGAGTGAATGAAAAAAGAAGAGGGCGGCTAAGAGACGCCTTGAAAATGTTAAGCAGTGCTGCATCCATTGTGGAAACAGTTTGCGACAGTGAGCAAGACTGTATGGACAACTATCCTGAAAACTTGCAAGGAACAGAAAAGTTTGAGCGTATGGAAGACGCGGTTGATAGTCTCAGCGATGCGCTCGAAAAGATAGACGATGCGAAAGGACATATCCAGTCTGCGTTAGGCTGATGTAGTGGTGGCTTTATGGAACTTGTGATTGCTGTGATTCTTGGAGTTATCTTGCTCGTTAAGTTTGGGTCGGATAAATCCGCAGTGAAGAATACTCGGGATGAGTATGACAAGAAGCAGCAGAAGATTTCTGAGTGGAAAAGTGTAGTGACAGACCGTAGCCTTGAGCAGCGGTTGAAAAGCTTTATCCAGAGCCCAGAAAACAAAGAGCAAGTTTCTAAAGAAGTCGCTCCTGTATATGAGGGCATCTTTTCTGGTAAGCAGCTTAGTGAGTTGTTTCCAAAAGAGCGTTGGTGTAAACCAAAAGCAGGATGGTCACCAGAATATCACGAGCAAGTTCAAAAAGAAATGTGCATGAAGAACTCGGAGAATGCACTCAGGATTATGATGGCAAAGCACGGTAAGATTTTAGACTATGATGCAGACAGAAGCGCGTCTTATAGTCCGAGCGTAATGTCGAGTGGTATTTCTGCCGATTCTCCATTAACGGCATATGTTCTTATCTGGTGCGCAAAAGCTGTAGAAGAGCACGGCGTGCCAAATAAATTTGTTGTTCCTTCAATCGGGAAATATGGAGCAGGCAATATTCATTGGGAATTATAAAAGTAGGGCGTAAGCCCTACTTTTTCAGTCCTCAAACAAATAATCTGGAAGGTCAATTTTTTCTTTCAACAGTACCTTGCCGCAGGCTTTTACAGAGCGTCCACTATCCGCCGAGACGAAGATGTTCGTATGACGTAGCTCTGGGTTTGCAGAAACCAAAACCAGATTGTTATTATCGTCAAGATAGTATTGCTTGCAATACATTGCACCGTCAACACAGAAGATGCCGACATCTCCAATTGTGAGCTCGGCGTCTTTTTCTACATACACCATGTCGCCATCATGGATGTAGGGATACATACTATTGCCTTGGATATCAACGGCGTAATCTGCTTCTTCTGGCACGGAGCTATCCACAAGAATCATCTCGAAGTCAACCCCGTCGAGAGGTACGGAGCTACCGGCAGCAGAGGGAGTGGTATAGCGAGGAATGTAGCGCTCGCTCTTAACCTGCTGCAAATCGATGACTTTGGGAATAACACGAGGTTTCTTCGTGGCATCAACCCTTTCCTTCTCAAGTGCACAGATTGCATCAACTGCTCTTTGCCCATAGTTGTCAAGACTTTGATAGCTGGACAGAAGTTTTCTTTCGGAAGAAGTAAGAACCAAAGTGTAGTTTGGTGCATTATTTAAGTGGAAATCGAGCAAGGTGTCCATCGATATGTTGAGAACACGCCCGAGAGAAAGCAATGCATCCATTGCGGGTTTCTTGGTGCTGCGTTCCCAAGCACGAATTGTAACGGTGGAAACACCTACTGCATCTCCAAGATTTTGCTGAGTGAGATTCCGCTCTACACGAAGGCTCTTCAGCCTCTGTCCGAAGTCCATGTTAAAGTCCTCCAAAAAATAAGCTCAAGTTTTGATGTTGACAGACCACTGTGTTTGTGGTAGCATAAAAACCGCAACAACTGTTTCTGCTGACAGCTTAACATAAACAACTGTTTCTGTCAATGGTAAAAAAGGTAGCTCGCCAGTATAGACGAGCTACCACGAAACGCACACTGCCATGAATACCAACATAACAACAGCGTGCAGCGACCCGTGCTTGACAGGTCGAAGTCATCACTGACACCACTCAGCAATGACTCGCTTGTAGTATAACACGGGATTTCTCGTAAATCAATGGAGGTTTTTACTACAGGATGAAGAAGATAGTCTCAGTCAAGGAACTTAAAGAGTATTGTGAAAACCATAAGCCTCAGCAGATTTCCTTTTACACAGAGAACCAGAGTTGGTATTGCGTTTCAGACCCATGCAAATTCAAGTTGTCATTCCCGATTATGTTGATATACGAGAACCCAAACCTGATTTGCTTAAAATCTGGAGCAAATACCTTATGTTTTGACCGAGTACGTTGTGTCGAGATAGACACTGAAATGACTGTGATTGGAACTGTTTTCACAGTTTTTTGTGGAGGTAGAAACGACAAAGAACAAGAAATCACTTACACCCTGTTAGCCGGTTAAATATTTTTTGATGTTGTCTATATAATTAACTTGACTCTGCCATATTGGGCGTGCTATACTCCAACCATCAACATAATTGTATTTAAGGGGTTTAGCATATTGGGTTTTCAGAATAACAAAGAGCGGGTTCCGCAGATTGGCGACGTGTATCTGATGAAGTTTGGCGGCAGCGGCAGTGAACAGAGCGGCTGGCGTCCGGGTGTTGTTTTCCAGAATAACGTGGGCAACGCACATAGCCCTAACATCATCGCCCTCCCGCTTACCAGTTCCATCAAAAAGACGAATCAGCCTACGCACGTTATCGTCAAAGCAGCAGACAGCGGTCTTCGCAGGGACAGTATGGTTCTTTGCGAAAACCCAGAGCGTATGTCTAAGGAGCGCCTCGGGCAGTACCTCACCACATTGTCCGAGGAATACATGAAGCAGGTCGCAGAAGCAAACTTGCTGGCGACAGGTGCAATTGCCTATCTGGACATCGAAGCGCTGCTTGCTGTATGGAAGAAAGCCGCAGCCCTAAACGCTGTTGTACCAGCATAACGCTACATACTAAAGTGGGAGGCTCGCTATGTACAATGCGGAGTTAAAATCAAGATTTGTTAAAGACTACACCAAGAGTATCAACACAGCTAACGTTGCAACAACGGTGTTTGAAGCGTTTGAACCATATGAAGTCTCGTGGAATGCAGACCTATGCACTAAGAGCAAAGAAGAACTCCAACCGGCTATTGACGAGATACTCGCGTTACGCGCCAGAAGCCAGTGGATGTCACTCACAATTCTAAAGGAATATGTGAAGTGGTGTATTGCTATGAAGGTGCCTAATGCTTGCGATGGGATGCTCGGCATTGAGACGGCAGGGCTATCCAAAGTTAAGCGCCAAATGATTTCAAGCCCACTTCATCTCCAGCGTGTTCTGGACGAAGTTTTTGATAAAGAGAGCGAAGAGACAATTGATGTCATCTACCGCTGCTACTATTGGATGGCTTTTGGTGGCATCAAAGAAGACGATACGCTTCTTGTGAAGGCATCGGATATTGACTTCGCCAACATGGAGATTGCCTATAAGGATACACACATTCCGCTTTATCGTGAAGCATTACCTGCATTCCATAAAGCAGCAGAACTTAATAGCTTCCGCTATAAGAATCCAAATTACTCCCGAACGATTATACGGGATAGAGTTCCGGGCGATACATTGATGCGTGGTATTCGCGCAGTAACAAAAACCGTGACACTTCGTTCAATTCTATCTAAGAAATCGGCGAAGGCTATCGAAGATGGGCTTACCCAGCAACAACTTAGCTTCTACCGGGTATGGATGTCTGGATTGTTTTACAGAATGTACGACAGAGAGCGAGCTGGCATTCCAATAGATTTCTCAGAAGCAGCGACCAACTTTGTATCCGACCGAACCTATGCGCTCAATGGGCGGATTAAGCTGGAGCACAAGCAGAATCGTATAGAGCGAGATTACATGGAAGACTACCAGCGTTGGAAGCTGGCGTTTTCAATCTAACGTAGCGAATAAAGAGATTCCCACAAAAGTGGGTTTCTCTTTTACATATATCAACATAATTAAATAACATACAGCGCCGAATGGCTTAGGTATAAATCTGGAAAGAAAGGAGAAAGTGTATGGCTTTCAAGAAAACAAAGCAAGAGGCATTGGACTTGCTGCAGGAAAAGGAAAAGCGTCTGGCTGAACTGACAGAAGAGTCTGCATATGCGGTTCAGATGGTTCAGAACACCATTGATAATCTGCAAGCGGTCAACAGCGACATCCAGACCACGATGGATGAAATCGATACATATATGCAGCGGTTGAATGACACTCGCAGCAGCCTCAGCACCACTCACGACAAGAACGAAAAAATCATGCAGAACTTCGCCAAGCTGTTGTGCGTTGATTAAGGAGGAAATTCATTGAGCGAATTAAAGGAAAGATTCCTCACGGTCTACAAAGAAACAGTTACGCGAGCCGGTTCAGATTCGTTACTGGACTGGCTCGAACATTCTGATTTCTTCGTGGCACCGGCTTCAACAAAGTATCATGGATGCTATGAGAGTGGACTTTTGCAACACTCCCTCAATGTCTATGATTGTTTGAAAATTGGAATCGAAGCAGCCGGATTACAAGGCGTCTACAGTGAGGAGACGATTGCAATCGTTTCTTTGATGCACGACCTTTGTAAAGTCAACTACTACAAAAAGGGTTCTCGAAATGTCAAGGATGAAGAGACTGGACAGTGGTATAAGAAAGAGGTCTATGAGGTTGATGAGAAGTTCCCTTGCGGAGAACACGCAGATAAGTCTATCATCATCCTTCAGAACTTCATTCGTCTTGAACCAGAAGAAATCTTGGCGATTCGTGCTCATATGGGTGGTTGGGACACCGCAGTGAAGGGCGGCAACGCTTTCATTGGGAAGATTTTTGAGCGCAGCAAACTGGCGCTCCTGTTGCATCTTGCCGACATGGGAGCAACATATTTAATGGAGGGATGAAATGGCAGAACAGATGAACATTTATCAGAAACTTGCCAGAATCAGAAAACAAGTGGAGGTCATCCAAAAGAACAAGAGTGGCTACGGTTACAAGTATGTTTCCGAGGATGAGATTCTCGCAAAAATCTCAGTGTTTATGGACAAGTATGGTCTGTCCCTGATTCCCAACATCAAGCAGGGCAGCACAATTGTGTCCCCATATACATACAAGAAAACCAAGACCACCGGTAAGGGTGACATCTATGAGGAGAACAATAACGAGGTTTTGGTTAGCGCGGATATGACATGGTCTTGGGTTAACAACGACAACCCGGAAGAGTATCGACGTTGAATGGGCGCTTGTTGGTCAACAGGGTGATGCTTCTCAGGCATTCGGCTCTGGTCTGACATATTCGAATCGCTATTTCCTGCTCAAGTTCTTCAACATTGCTACACCCGACGCAGACCCCGACGCATTCCGTAGCAAACAGAGAGCGGCGGAAACGGCAGAAGATAAAATGATTGCCGAGCAAATCATTCAAAGTTTTGATGAGACGCTGAAGGCGTATCTTAATGCGAATAAGGATAAGACAGACGATGTTAAGAAGTTTGTGTCCAAATACGCAAAGGGCGGCAATTACTTTGCAATTACGGAATCTGTGTTGGCAGGAAAACTTCTGTCGGATTTCAAGGAAACGTTTAAGATTGAGGAGTGATACACTATGGGTTTTCGTACAGGCGCCTATGCAAAGGTTTGGGAAGTGACTCCCATGAGCGACACGAGCACAAAGGTTCGGTTGTCGGTCAGCAGAAAGAACAAGCAAACCAACGAGTATGAGCATGACTTTTCTGGCTTTGTCCTTGCCATTGGGACTGCGGCAGCAAAGAAAGCTGCTTGTCTGAAAGAGGGCGAGCGCATTAAGCTCGGAGACGTTGATGTCACAACGAAGTATGACAAGGAGAAAAAGGTGACGTACACCAACTTCAAGATGTTCTCCTTTGAAGTTGAGGGCGATGAGAGTGGCTCTCAAACCACAGACCCTCAGCCTACGGTTGATGATGGCGAAATTGATGACAGCCGGTTGCCATTCTAAGGTAATCGCCTATGGGAGAAGTAAACTACGCACCACTCATTGATGACATGGTGTGGAGCTACTCACGAATAAAGGCTTTTGAAGACTGCCCTTATAGGTGGTACTTGAAGTACATAAAGAAGTTTCATGGTAAAGATATGTTCTTTTCAAGCTATGGCACTTTCATGCACAAGCTTATTGAGTTGTACCACAAAGGTGAAAAGACACCAAGACAGCTTGTTGATATGTACTTGCAAGACTTCAAAACTGAAGTTGTGGGGCGTGCTCCAAACAGAAAGGTGTTCAGTAGTTACTTTACTGGCGGCTTGCAATATCTTAAAACACTTCAGCCATTCCCGTATGACGTGGTTGGTGTTGAAAAGAAAGTTGACTTCGTAGTAAACGGTATCCCGTTTGTTGGTTACATAGACTTCCTTGGGGAAAAAGATGGTGACCTATATGTCGTAGACAACAAGTCGAGGATTTTGAAACCACGAAGCAGCAGAGCAAAACCAACTAAGGCTGACGAAGAGTTGGATGCTTATTTAAGGCAGCTTTATATCTACTCTGCGGCAGTTGAAGAAGAATATGGTAAGACGCCAAAGAGTCTTTGCTTCAACTGCTTTAGAGATAAGCTGTTTATCATAGAGCCATTTAAGGAACAGGCATACGCCGAATCTAAAGAATGGCTTGCGAAGAGCATCGGAAAGATTCGTGAGGAATCAGATTTCAAACCATCAGTAGAGTTTTTCAAATGCACACACCTGTGTGAAATGCAGGATATGTGTGAGTATTACGAGTTGATGAGAAAGAGGTGATGAATTATTAGGGCAAGTGAAGATATGGCAAGGGTTGAGAGCGAAGCTGGCATTATCGCTACGCTGATTCATCACCCGGAGTTCTCATATTACTCAGAGCAACTGTTGCCAAACCATTTCACTAACGAGGAGAACCGCTATATCTATCAGGCGATTTGTTCTCTTGCACGAGACGGGATTACGACGATTGACCCGTATAACATTATCCAAGCGCTGTCTGCGAAAGAAGCGACAAGGCGTTTTGCAGATGAGCTCAGCATCGACCAGCTCTATACATTGATGGACAACAGTGATAGCATTGCCCGAAATACTGTTGAAGAGTACAAGCTGCTTGTCAACAATGTTATGGATGCGGCTTTTAGGCGGGATACTTTTCAGCAACTCAAAGAGTGCCAGAAGCTTTGCACTCAGCCGTCCGAAGAAAACATCGAACAGAAAATCTACAAGATGCTGGATGATGTGATGATGGAGTTCTCAGCAACAAACGAAGTCCCACCATACAAAGATGTCGTAGATAAATGCTGGGAAGAAATCAAAGGCAGGCAAGGCGCTGGATACGCAGGCATTCCCTTTAAGTTTCCTGCATTGAACGATTATGCGACCATTGAGCGTGGAGAACTGTTCATCTTTGGCGCAGAGCAAAAACAGGGCAAGAGTATGATGCTTTTGAATTGTGCAGTTGACTTGCTGAAGCAGGATTACGCAGTCCTCTATCTGGACAGTGAGCTAAATACGCGACTGTTTACATCAAGAATCTTGGCACACCTATCTGGTATTGAGTACAAGCGATTGACATCTGGCAATTATAGCGACGAAGAGGAAAAGCGTATTCTGGATGCAAAGGAATGGTTAAAAACGCGCAAGTTCACCCATATCTATATCCCAATGTTTGACCAACAGAGTATTTTTACGGCTGTGAATAAGGTGAAACATACGCAAGGGCTTGATGTTCTTATTGTTGATTACTTCAAGGGTAAAGGCGAGGGCGATGCGTTTGACAGCTATCAAGAGCTTGGTAGATTTGTAGATATGGTGAAGAATCAGATTTGTGGTGAGATGAATATTGCTGGTATTGGCGCCGCTCAAGCAACGATTACCGGTAAGCTTGCCGATAGTGCAAAAATTGCTCGTAACGCATCAACCATTGCAATGATTTCCGATAAAACGCCAGAGGAAATCGAAGCCGATGGTGCCGAGTGCGGCAACAAAAAACTCCGTGTAACTGTAAACCGTAATGGTATGCAGATGACGCAGGACGAATACATAGATTTGCTGTTCGATGGAAATCACATCCTCTATGAACAGGCGAAACAGCATATTCCACAGACACCTTTTTAACCTGTCAACATAATTAAATAAAATACGGAAGGAGGGGGTGGGGTGGAGCTATCTGAGCTGATTGAATCAGTCGATATCCTTGAATACATCTCGCAATATACAGAGTTCACAGAAAAGAACGGAGAATATTGGGCATTGTCGCCATTCAAAGATGAGAAAACCCCCTCCTTCTCCGTTCGTAAGGAAACAAACTCATTTTACGACTTTTCATCGGGTATCGGCGGTAACGTACTGACATTCATTCGGTATTACGACAAGTGTGGTTATGCCGAAGCTATCGAAAAACTGAAGAATTACAGCGGAGTCGATGGTAATGTGGTCACCAGAAAGAAATTGGCGACAGTTGAGGTCGCCAAGAGGTTTATGCCGCCGAAAAAAGTGCAGAAGCAGTCAAAATCAACTGTGCTCCCAGACGATTATATGGAACGGTACGAAAAAAAACCGGACAAATTAGCTGTTTGGGAGCGCGAGGGCATATCCAAAGGCTCGCTCGACAAGTTTGAAGTGTACTACGACAGCTTTTCGGATAGATTGGTCTATCCAATACGGAATCCAGATGGAAAAATCGTAAATGTAGGTGGTAGAACGCTTGACCCGGCATGGAAAGAAAAAGGTTTGCGTAAATACACCTACTTTATGGCGTGGGGTGAGCTGAAAACTATTTATGGTCTTGCAGAAAACATGGAAGGCATCAGGGAAAAGGGAGAAATCATTCTTTTCGAAGGATGTAAGTCAGTTTTACTCGCAGATACATATGGGATACACAACACTGGTGCGATTTTGACATCGCATCTTAATCCGAATCAGATGAAACTGCTGGTCTCCCTTGGGTGCAGGGTGGTTTTCGCCCTTGACAAGGATGTTTGCATCAGGGACGACCACAATATCAAGCGGTTAAAGCAGTTTGTCAACGTTGAATACATTTGGGACAAGGAAGATTTGCTTGGCGATAAGGACAGTCCTGTCGATAGAGGTCAAGACACTTGGGAAAAACTCTACGACGGGAGGCTGTCATGGCGATGAGCAATCAATACACCCTATACCACTTGCATAGTGACCTTTCAAACGGTGTTACCAACATTGACTCCGTTACAAAGTACGGCGAATACATAGAGCGTGCCAAAGAGTGCGGCATGAAAGCAATGGCGTTTACGGAGCATGGCTCTGTTTTTGAGTGGTGGCACAAGAAAAGTGCTATCGAAGCTGCTGGAATGAAGTATATCCACGGCATCGAGGCATATCTTACGCTTAACATCGACGAAAAAATCAGAGACAACTACCACTGTGTCTTGCTTGCGAAGAACTACGATGGGTTCTTAGAACTCAACAGCCTTGTGTCTAAGAGTTTCTGTAGAACCGACAACCACTTTTACTACGTCCCACGAATCACGTTCAACGAATTGTTTGCGACATCTGACAACATTATCATCACTACGGCTTGTGTCGGTGGCGTTCTCGGAAAAGGTGACGAACAGGTTCAGCAGTATTATCTGGATTTTCTTGAACGAAATAAGCACCGCTGTTTTTTGGAAGTCGGTCACCACATGGATGAGAAGCAGGTCACCTACAATGAAAAACTGTTATTGCTTAGCAAGAGTACCGGTGTCCCTTTGATTGCAGGAACTGATACGCACGTCCTCAATGCAGAGCATGAAAAAGGAAGAAGTATCTTACAGGCATCTAAAAACATTACGTTTGATGGTGAAGAACGTTGGGACTTAAAGTTTAAGACTTACGACGAGTTAGTTGCTGCATATAGAGAGCAAGGGTCGCTTCCAGAAGCAGAATATATGCAAGCCATTGAAAACACCAATGTGATGGCAGATATGGTAGAACCGTTTGAATTAGATAGAGGTACAAAGTACCCACATATCTACTCTGAACCGGAGAAGACGTTCCGTGACAAGATTCAGACAGCAGTTGAGAACCATCCATATGCACTCAAGCATCACACAAAGGAAGAGTTGCAGAAAACTATTGATGAAGAGTTCGATGTTTATAAGGCAACGAAATCAATTGACTTTATGCTGCTCCAAACTTACTTGCGTGAGTGGGAAAAGCAAAACGGTATCCAGTGTGGCTACGGTCGTGGTTCAGTTTCAGGTAGCATGATTGCGTATCTCTTGGGGATTACGCAGATGGACAGTATGAGGTATGGTTTGAACTTCTTCCGCTTTATGAATCCGTCCCGTGTTACAAACGCTGATATTGACACGGACTATTCTGGCAAGGACAGAGAAACAATTAAGCGGTTCTTGCTTAAAGATAAGATGAATCTGCCGAGTATTCGTTCAGCAGAAATTATTACCTTTAACACCATTGCACTCAAAGGCGCAATCCGCGATGTTTGCCGCGCTCTCTATAAAGACCGCGCAGACATGAACTATCTTCAAGTGGCGAACCACATCTGCAAAGAAGCGGAGCTCCATGAAGATGCTATCCGAAAGAAGTACCCAGATGTCTTCAAGTATGTAGACATCGTTAATGGAACAATCGTCTCCATCGGTACACACCCGAGTGGAGTCCTTATCAGTGACCTACCTATTGACCAAACAGTTGGTCTGTGCAGTATCTCTACATCCGAGTATCCGGTATCCATGATTAACATGAAAGAGCTGGACGACTTGATGTATGTCAAGCTTGACATCCTTGGCTTGGATAATATCGGTGTCATCAACGATACCTGTAAAATGCTTGGGATTGAGCGCTTGACGCCAGACAACACTGATATGGAGGATATGAATGTGTGGAGAAGTATCCGAGACGATACGACGCTTATCTTCCAATGGGAGTCTGACAGCGCACAGCATTATCTAAAGCAGTTCATGTCCGATGCTACGCTCGATATTGCTCGGTCAAAGATTCCGAATTTCTCAATGCTAAAGTGGATGTCGTTTGGTAACGGCTTGCTCCGACCTGCGTGTGCCAGCTTCCGTGATAGTGTAGCCAAAGGCGAGTTTTACGATAACGGCTTTGACGCACTGAATGAGTTCCTTGCTCCAGAGGCAGGACGAATCGCAATGCAGGAAACCATTATGCAGTTCTTGGTTAAGTTCTGCGGCTACTCAAGCGCGGAATCAGACAACGTCCGCCGAGCGATTGCCAAGAAAAAAGGAACAGAAAAACTCTTGCCGGAGATTGAAGAACGCTTTGTGGCTTATTGCTCAAAGGCGTACAAGATGAGCGCAGAGCGTTGCGAAGAGGTTATTAAGCCGTTCCTGCAAATCATTCTGGATGCATCAGCGTATGGCTTCTCGTGGAACCACTCAGACGCTTATTCGTCCATCGGTTATATCTGCGGATATTTGCGCTACTATTACCCATTGGAGTTCTTAACAGCAGCATTGAATATCTTCGGGGACAATATGGACAAGACTGCTGACATTACAAGCTATGCCCATAAGGTCGGTATTCGGGTTACGTTGCCTAAATGGGGGTTGTCCAGAGGTGAATACTTCTTCGATAGAGAGCGGAAAATCATCGCCAAGGGTCTCACGTCAATCAAGTATATGAGTGCTGGTCTTGCCGATGAACTGTACAACCTTGCAGCAAAAAACAAGTATTCCTGTTTTATGGATTTGTTGAAAGACCTCGATGAAAAAACGAGTATTAACTCAAGGCAGCTTGATATTCTGATTAAGCTGGATTTCTTCTCTGATTTCGGTAACCAGCGCGAGTTGCTTCGGATGGTTGACCTGTTCTTCAATACCTTCAAGAGAGGTCAGGCAAAGCAAATCAAAAAGTCTGAGGTTGATGGAACGCCGCTCGAAGAAATCGTGAAACGATACGCAGTTGGTGTTACAAAGTCTGGTGGCGAAGCTAAGAGCTATACGCTTCTTGACGTGATGTCGATTTTGCGTGGTGCAGAAGATGCAGTAAAAGCAGTTGGCATGGATGACCTCAGCGATATTATCAAAGTCCGTAACTTCTATGACGTGATGGGCTATATCGGATATGTGTCTGGCAATGAAGCGGACAGACGCAAGCTATACATAACAGATATGAAGCCACTGGTTCGGAGAAGAGATGGTGAGCAATTTGCTTACAGCGTCTTCACAAAATCAATCGGTAGCGGCAAGGAAAGTAGGTTCACGTTATTCAATCGTGAGTTTAAGAAAGAGCCGGTTAAAGTCGGTGACATTATTTACTGTAAAGGCTACCAGCGCGATGGTGAGTATTTCAAGCTGACAGCGTATGACAAGGTTCTGTAATTGGAGGTGAAAACATGGAAGTGTTAACCGGAGACACATTGGCAGAAGCACTATTGTTCTGCTCTCAACAAGAGAATGTTTCAGTGTGTGTCGTACTTGATAATATGCGTAATACCAAAGAGCTGGTTGAGACTCTTTGGAGGGAAATAGAGTTGGGGAATCTTCCGGGGTGGGTAATGCAAAGAGGATTTGATGTAGCTTCCTTTTCTAACACATACTCCATTCTAAACACGAAGAAATCATCCGTTCTGTATTTCATTACCGCATATGACACGCAGGAGTTCAAGGGGCGCACATTCAATCGCATCCTATATCTAAGCGACCTGAACGCGGTCATCCTGTCTGAGATTGAACGCTGTGAACAGCCATTGAGGTTTACCGATGGAACATATGGTGGCGAGGAACTGGACAACTTCCTCAGCGGTTTCAAAATCAAACCTGCTGCTTCGGCAGTGAGGGTGATATAAAACACAGATTTTATAAGTGCATAGGAGGTGCGAAACTTGTCAGACAAACGTGTCTGCAATTATTGCGGCAAGGAGCTTGACCTCTTTGACCTGCAGGAAGATTTCTCTATACATAGACAACATATCGGATACGGCAGTATCCATGACGGAGACAATGTTGATTTGCAGCTTTGCTGTGACTGCTTCGACAAGCTCGTAAGCGAGTGTAATGTGTCTCCAATTGAGGAGGTCGATGACGAGTGACGAGAGCAGAGTTCAACAATGCTTTGGAGGAGGCTCTTCAGAAAGCAGCGCGAGTACGAGCCTATACGGGTGGAGGATGCGAAATTGCGTTGATTGTAACGAGAGACGTTTATAGATTCCTCTCTGAACACGCAGGTGTCACGTTTGATGTTCGCAATACTGACCACGGTATTTATCGTGGGTACAGAATTGGCATTGTCAATGAGCAGGGGTACAGCGATATTCTCAAACCGGCTATGCTCGGAATGGAGTATTACAACGGTATGGAGGTAAATGACATTATCGTTGTCGGCGATGAGAACAGACTGTTCCAGCTTGAGAGCAGAGAACCGATTTGCTTCCGGGACATGGGGTTAACCGCCAGTTTTGGGAATGGTACAAGGGCAACAGCCAATGTAACCGTAACAAATACCGCTGTTGATGCCATCAATGAGACAAATGCGGCGGAGACGGTAACTGCTGCAGCAGTTAATGCTGCGCGTCCAGTAGAAATGAACTATAGAGATGGGCAGTTGTTTGTCGATGGGATTCCGATTGACCTCCCGCTTGTAGACCTTGCAATGGAAGACCTCGTAGGAGTAACGACACCGGTAACGACACCGCAGCTTGATTGGAATGCCACTGGTCGTGCGACAGTTGATTGGTTCGGTGCTGTTCCGGTCGCTGCTACTGAACCCACACGACCGGTGCGAGCACAGAGAGCGGCACGTCCGAGAGCACCACGGGCAGAAGAACCGCTGAATCCCGGCGATACAAAAATGCTGGACGATTTTCTCGGTGGCTTTGCCATTAAGGAAACTCTCCAGAACGCATAAGAAAAGTAAGAGGCTAAACATACTATGTGGAAGAGCCCAGAGTAAAACACTCTGGAGCTCTTTTTTCGTAGGCAGTAGAGAGGTAGAACAATGCGAAAAATTTTCACTATCTTCTTGCTGGTATCTATGATGTGCGTTTCAATCTGCGGATGCAGTAGCGCATCTGCCAGACAAGAAACGCTGTTGACCACTGAGGAGAAAACGGAAGTCGATGCGTTGGAAACCGCTATCACAGCGACAGACGCAAACCAGACAATTGAGGAACCCGAGGAGGTAGTACGCCACACGGAGGGAGTAGATGGCTTCTCTGATGATATTGATTATCTCAGCATAATGAAGCAGAGTTGCTTAAACGGTGATTATGAAGCGGGCGTGGTTGCAGAGAAAGCCAGAAACAAGAAAATCGATGGGCTCGGCTTAAACGTGACAAAGGTTTTCTTTGAAGACTTGCTTGAGCTATCAAAGATTATCACGGCAGAATGTGGCGACAAGCGTTTGCCCTTTGAGTGGAAGCTGGCTGTTGGCGAGGTGGTTATCAACAGAGCTGACTCGCCAGAGTTCCCAGACACAATCAAAGAGGTCATTCACGCAGAGGGACAATATGCTAACGCGAATACAGACTATTTCAAAAACCTGACCCCGTTTGAACCCTGCGTTGAAGCAGCAGCCCGCCTTTTAAGTGGCGAACGTGTTTTGAATGAACCGTCAGTCGTATTCCAGTCTGGTGGGGTACAAGGTAGCGGCGTTTATCTTGAACTGTACAGCAGCTATTACGGCTATACCTATTTGTGTTATAGCAGTTACCCAGAACTTTACGGAGGTTAAGTAACGAATGGGAAAGGTAATTATTCAAGATTATACATACAAAAAGCCAATCACGATGATTGGTGTAGAGGCTGGTATCTGCTGGGGAGCAAATACCAGTAATGATGAGAAGAATTATCTCAGAGGCATTGACTGTCTTGAGAGCGGACATGGGAGAACATTTGAGTTCCCTGATGTGTATTTGACTCTTGAAGGGTATTCGGCACGGGTCATCCGTGAGTGGTACACCCATATCGGCGGTCTGCCCACACGCCTTCAGGCGAGTACGCGATATATCGACTATGAACATGGTTTTGGATATGTTACGCCGCCAAGCATCGAAGGTAATCCAGAAGCGAAAGAAGTCTATGAAGATTTGATGGAACATATCAAATCATACTTAGAGAGCCTCGACACTATTGGTGTTCCTCGTGAGGACTCAGCATTAGGGCTTCCGCTTGGCATGGAGACGAAAATTGTGTGTAAGCACAATATGCGTAACCTGATGGATATGTCGCATCAGAGAATGTGCAATCGAGCCTACCATGAATACAGGGGGCTATTCAACGATGTATGCGATGCTTTGGGGAACTATTCGGAGGAATGGAAATACATCGTAGACCACTACTTCATGCCCAAATGCAAGCTCATGGGTTTTTGCTCAGAGAAAAAGACCTGCGGTATGATGCCGCGCAAACAATGAATGGGGCGCTTTCGGTTGCCGTTGTGATTCTTGCGGCTGTATTGCTATTCGGCAATGGCGACAACCGACCAAGACCTGCTTGAATTTGGAGGTCTTATGAAAAGCAAGATACTGAACCCCAAACGTATGAAACAACTCATCGATTTCAAAGGGCTTGAACTTGATAACGGGATATACCCTACGGATATCGATGGGCTAATTGAGTATCACGACTCAGAATACATACTCCTCGAAGTAAAACACAAGGATGCAAGAGTACCATACGGGCAACGACTTGCTATCCAAAGAATGGTCGATGACTTTACAAAGGCTGGTAAGAAGGCAGTTGCAATTGTTTGTGAACACAAAGTGGATGATACAGACAAGCCTGTGGTTGCGGCATTTTGCAAGGTCAGAGAGCTGTACTACGGCGGCGAACACAAGTGGCGACCGCCAGATTCGCCAATGAATGTTCGACAAGCCATAGATAAATTCCGAAAGTATGCGAAGCAACACAAAGGAGGTTGACAGGTGAAAGTCATTACGATTTCTGGTAAAGCGCAAAACGGTAAAGACACCACTGCTGGATTGCTTAAAGCGGCTTTAGAAGCAGACGGATATAAAGTCTTGATTACCCATTACGCAGACCTGCTCAAATATATTTGCAAGCAGTTCTTTGGATGGGACGGACAGAAAGATGATGCTGGTCGGCATATTCTTCAATATGTCGGAACAGACATCATTCGGCAGAAACACCCTGACTATTGGGTAGGGTTTGTTACATCAATTTTGGAGCTATTCCCAAATGAGTGGGACTATGTGCTGATTCCTGATTGCCGATTCCCAAATGAGATTGATTATCTCAAAGAAGCTGGAATGGACACAGTTAATTTGCGTGTTGTCAGAAAAAACTTTAAGAGTCCTCTCACCCCAGAGCAGCAAGCACACCCTTCTGAGACAGCGCTCGACGATGTTGAGCCAGATTATTACATAACGAATAACGGGTCAATGACTGACCTGAAAAGAAATGTCATCGATTGGTTGGTCGAATACCTTGGTTCTCACCAAATGACGATTGATGAACTGTAAGGAGGCTAAATGAAGCATCTGACAATCTTGGTTGACATGGATGACACGATTGAGTCACTGGCGAGTGCTTGGGTTGATTACTTAAATGCACGACATGGGACGACTACAAAGCTGACAGACATCACCGGTTGGGATATTTCTAAAGCATTCCCGACGCTCACGAATGAACAGGTGTACGCACCACTGTTCGAGGATGATTTCTGGGATTGTGTTAAACCAATTGATGGTGCATCAGAAACTTTGCAAAAGCTTATTGCAGATGGGCATAAGGTCTTGATTGTAACCACATCGAACTACCATACGCTCGCATCAAAAATGGAACGGGTGTTATTCAAATACTTCCCGTTCCTAACGTGGAACGATGTCATTATCACTTCCCACAAGCAGCTTGTGAATGGTGATGTTCTCATCGATGACGGTACGCACAATCTTGAGGGTGGGAACTATTTCAAAATCCTTATGACTGCGCAACACAATAAAAAATATGATGCAGAAGCCAATGGGATGCTCCGTGTAGAAACATGGGCTGAGGTTTATTCAGCAATTACGCTTCTTGCAGAGGAAGACGACCTTAAAGGTTGGAAGGAGGTGCCAATGGCAATTACTTTGTACTCAACAGGATGTCCAAAGTGCAAGGTTCTGAAAAAGAAGCTGGAAGAAAAGGGTATCAAGTACACAGAGAACAATTCTGTGGATGAGATGCTGTCACTTGGAATCAGTCAGGTGCCCGTTCTTAGTGTGAACAATAAATTACTTGACTTCTCGACAGCAAATGACTGGGTGAACCAACAATAAGCGAAGGGAGATTAAGCAATGAACATTCCACTCAAAATGAACAGGGACTTTGAAAAGGCTATGACCACACTCAATGAGCGCTATGGTGAAGATTTCGAGTACCTGAACGGTTTCCACGAAACGCAACTGAACTTTTCGGATTTCATCGATGGTTTTATTGACAAGAATGTCGCCGACGTGACCATCGATGCCAATGCGAACGCATCCAACAAGGATATTCGCAGTCTTTTGAATGAAAAGGGTAAATCTCACGATAAGCTGTTCGCTTTCAACAAGATTTTCTATGAGATGAAGAAGCGTTACAACCTGAAAACAGCCCGTGAATGGCTTGAAACAGAGTATAACGGCGGGTTTTATCTGCATGATGCGTCTACTTCTACATATCTGCCGTACTGCTATGCCTATGACCTGACCAGACTGGCAACCGAGGGTCTTTTCTTCCTCAAAAACTACAATAATCAGGCTCCAAAGCACCTCACAACGTTCATGGATGACGTAATTGAGTATATCAGCTACATGAGCAATCGTAGTTCCGGTGCTGTAGGCATCCCCAACGTCCTTATCTGGACGTATTACTTCTGGAGAAAGGACTGTGAGAGTGGTCACTTCATTAAGAACCCCGAATACTACATCAAGCAGTGCTTCCAGAAGTTTATCTACCGCCTGAACCAGCCGTTTATGCGCATCGACCAGACTGCTTTTGTTAATGTGTCAATTTTTGACCGGAATTACATTGAGGCGTTGTTCGGCGGCGTGCAATATCCTGACGGAACATATGTGATTGACTGTGTTGAAGAGCTGATTGAGCATCAAAAGCTCTTTATGGAGGTCGTTTCACAAATCAGAAGCGAGAATATGTTTACGTTCCCAGTGCTGACATACAGTTTGCTTTACCGTGACGGTAAATTCGTCGATGAAGAGTTCGCCAAATGGTGTTCCGACCACAATGTGACATGGAATGACAGCAACTTTTTCATCAGCGGCGATGTAAACACGTTGAGTAACTGCTGCCGACTGCTGTCTGATACTTCAAAACTCAACGCATTCATCAATTCGATTGGCGGCACAGCACTCTCCATCGGTTCTGTGAAGGTCAACACAATCAACCTCATGCGGATTGCGTTGGAAACTGAGTGCGACGAGAAAAAGTATCTTGCTCTGCTCAAAAAGCGTGCGTTGCTGTGTTGTAAGACACTCGATACTGTACGCCATATCATCCAGAGAAACGTTGAGAAGGGGTTGCTCCCCAACTATCAGGATGGCGCGGTCGAGATGGACAAGCAATACTGCACAATGGGTATCCTTGGTCTGTATGAAGTCATCGAGGCATTTGGTTACACCAAGACGGATGAGTTTGGTTACATCAGTTACACCGATGAAGGCATCGCTTTTGCAAGCAAAATCTTTGAGGTACTGAATGAGGTCAAGGACAACTTCACCGATGCTTACTCTTTCAACATCGAGAGTGTTCCTGCAGAGCGTGCGGCAGTTATCCTGTGCCAGAAAGACAACGTTCTGTACGACCACAATGACAAGTTCATCTACTCGAACCAGTGGATTCCGCTGTCTGCGAAATGCACCATTCAGGAGAAGCTCCGCCTCAGCTCAATCCTTGATGAAAAGTGTTCTGGCGGCAGCATCGCGCACATCAATTTGGAATCCAACTTCCAGAATACGGAAACGGCGTGGAAGATGCTGAACAAGATTGCTCAGGCTGGCGTGATTTACTTTGCGTTCAACACCCGTATCAACGAGTGCAAGAACCATCACGGCTTTGTTGGCACTGACCATTGCCCAGTATGCGGTGAGCCTGTCTTTGATACATATCAGCGCATTGTTGGGTATCTCGTCCCATCAAGGGCTTACTCCAAAGACCGTTTCCGTGAGTTTAACACAAGACAGTGGTACAGCTATGCGGAGGCTATGAGCGAATGAGAGTAAAGACAATTGTGGATGAAGACTTCACTAATTATAAAAAGCCAGCGATGTTCATTGGAACGATTTCTTGTGGCGGTAAATGCTGTATTGAAGCAGGTATCCCGTTGTCGGTCTGTCAAAATGATGGGTGGCGTGCAAGCGCCCCCATCAGTATTGACGACGAACAACTGTGCCTCCGGTATCTGAATAATCCGCTTACGGAATCAATCGTGTTTGGTGGGCTTGAACCGCTTGAACAATTTGATGAGCTGTGTTCGTTTCTTGAGGTTCTTCGCGGTCAATTCCACTGCAAAGACGACGTTGTCATTTATACTGGTTACTACTTTGAAGAAGTCCCTGAATGGATTCAACAGCTTGCCACTTATGGAAATGTGATTGTGAAGTTCGGACGATACATCCCAAACCAAAAGCACATATTTGATGAAGTGCTTGGCGTCGAACTCGCTTCTGATAATCAATACGCAGAGAGGTTCGACAGTTAAACATATTGGAGAAGACATCAATGAAAATCAACATCAATCCAGACAAAGAGTTTGTTAACGATATGCGTAAAGCATTGAAAGACAATAATGGCTTCTGTCCATGCGCCATCGAAAAAAACGAGGACACAAAGTGTATGTGTAAGGAATTCAGAGAGATGGCAAGTGGAACCTGCCACTGCGGTCTCTATACAAAAACAGAGTAAAACGTCCATACGAAAATAAGGAGGACATATGATTAAACGCACAATCAAAGAAACTGTCCGCGAGTACGATGCGGACGGAAAAGTCGTGAGAGAAACGGTCACTGAAACGACCGAGGATGACGACACTATGTACTTCCCGCAATTCCAAACCTACCAAGAAACAGTTAAACCTTGGTGGAGTGAGCCGTCTTGTACTTGCAAAACAAATAGCTGAGGAGGACACAATGCAGAGAGTTGGAGAATTTGAAAAGGTCAGCTTTGAACAGTTCCGTGACGCGATGAAAGATGAATTCTATAGGGGGCAGGAATTGCCGCCTGCCATCGAAGATGACCTTAAAAAGATGTGGGAGGAAATTGCACTCCCCAGCAGAGCAACGACTGGCTCCGCCGGTTATGACTTTAAGGCACCATTTACATTTGAGATGCGTCCCGGCGAAACAATGAAGATTCCCACCGGTATCAGAGTGAAGATTGACGAGGGCTGGTGGCTCGGTTGCCTGCCGCGTAGTGGTCTGGGCTTCAAGTTCCGTATGCAGTTTGACAATACGATGGGCGTTATCGACAGCGATTATTACTTCTCCGACAACGAGGGGCACATCTTCGCCAAGATTACAAACGACAGCAAGAGTCAAAAGATTGTGCACGTTGAAGCCGGTAACGGCTTTATGCAGGCAATCTTCATTCCGTATGGGATTACATACTCCGATGATGCAACCGGCGTCAGAAACGGCGGTATGGGCTCCACGGACAGCAAGGCGTAAGAGGAACCACACATGAAAGACTCATCTTCGAAAGGTCTTGGATTGTGCGATGTACTCGCCGTAGTTTTTATCGTTCTAAAGCTGATTGGCGTGATTGACTGGAGCTGGTGGTGGGTACTTGCGCCTGTCTGGATTCCGGTTATTATCGTAGTCATTGCTTACATAGTAATCAGTATCGTTGATTAGGTTCCTTATTACTCAAGAGGTAGACATGGGGCTGGCTTCACTGCCAGCCCTTTCTTTTTTACATACGCGCAGCGCACGAGGAGGCGAGATTATTAACACCCTGCAAATCCCATTTTGGGAAAGGTACACACTGACAATTCAGGAAGCATCACAATACTTCCGCATCGGAGAAACTAAGCTGCGTAAGATTGTCAGCGAAAACAAAGACGCTGATTTTGTTCTTTGGAATGGCACACGCCCACAGATTAAACGTGCAAAATTCGAGCGATTTGTTGACCAACTCAACCTTATATGACATCTAACTTGAAAGTGAATCCAGACTATGGTATATTGAGAATGCCATGTTGATATTCATTTTCAGACAAAAGGAGTAGCCATGCCTGAAAAAAGAAAAGACAACAAAGGCAGAGTTCTGAGAGAAGGTGAGGTGCAGAGAAGCGACGGGAAGTATATGTACCGCTATACTGATTCTGGTGGAGTGCGCCGAGCGATTTATAGCTGGAAGCTTGTAGAGTCAGATAAAGCGCCTGATGGTAAGCGTAGCACAGAACCATTAAGGACTCAGATAAAACGAATCCAAAGGGATATTGATGACGGCATCAGCTCCCATACGGCGTACAGGATGACGCTGAACAGCTTTTATGACGCCTACATTGAAACTAAGTACGAGCTTAAAGCATCTACAAGAACCAACTATAAGTATATGTACAGGAAGTATGTGCAGGACGAAATAGGCGCGAAGAACATTGCCGACATCAAGTATAGCGATATCAAGCGGTTCTACATCCACCTCATTAAAGATATTGGATTTAAGCCGAACAGTATGGAGATAATTCATACGATTCTTCATCCGGTCTTTAATGTAGCAGTGAGGGATGGGTTCATAAGAACAAATCCTACCGACGGTGTGATTGCAGAAATCAAGAAGAGCCATAACTGGGAGAAACCAAAGCGTCATGCGTTGACAGAGACACAGCAAAATAGGTTCCTCGATTTTGTTTCCAGTTCGAAAACGTACAAACACTGGATGCCGCTGTTTACGGTCATGCTTGGGACAGGCGCACGCATAGGAGAAATCCTTGGATTGAGATGGGAAGATTGCGACTTCACGCAGAATATTATTGACATTAACCATAATTTAATATATCGTCAACAAGAAAGCGGGAAGATGGAGCTCCACATCACTACTCCGAAGACACGGGCTGGCACGCGAATCATTCCAATGTTTTCTGACGTGCGAGCAGCTTTACTCCAGATTCGATTGAAACATATGGAGGAAGGCTTCAACGAGTGCGAGGTTGATGGATACACGAACTTCATTTTTAAGAACCGGTTCGGAGAGATGCTAAATCCACACGTCATCAATAGAGCGCTTGAGAGAATTATTCGTGACTGCAATGCCGAGGAAACAGAGCGTGCAGAGCAAGAACACCGAGAACCAGTTTTACTTCCACACTTCAGCGCACACAATCTCAGACACACATTCTGTACTCGCCTTTGCGAGAACGAAACAAACTTAAAGGTAATCCAAGAGATTATGGGACATCGAAACATCGAGACAACGATGGATGTCTACAACGAAGCGACCAAGGAAAAAAAGATGTCCAGCTTCGCAAATCTTGAAGGAAAAATCAGAGTGTCCTAAGCTGGGTTTGACACCAGTTTTGACACCAATTGACCGAAAAGTTATAAGAATTTATGAGAACTTACGTTATTGTAAAAGTCCTCAAAACGTTGTGACACAAGGGTTATAAGAACTTATGAGAAGTTACGATGATACCGAGATAATATTCCCAACAATGAAACCTTTGGACAAGGATAAGACCGAAAAGGCCGAGACCAAGGCGGAAG